ATGTGTATAAGAGACAGATATATATATATATTATATGTCTATCTACTCAGACAATTTTTTTATTTTTTCGATTTTTTCTGATTTTCTCGCCGGATTTTTTCGGCCGCTGCATTTATGTGTTTTGTGCAGTTTTGCGCGGCCCTGAAAATTTTCCTTGTTTTTTCGGAAAAAATCGAAAAAATAAGAAAATTAAACGCCAAAGTTACGTAAGTTGTTTTTCGGCCCGGCCTCGCCCTCCTAATACGCGAAGCCCTCTCGACACTCTTGCGCACCTTCCATCCTTATATTAAGCAATAATCAAACGTAGGAGGCACATCCATGAGTAAGGTATCCACCAGTGCCGCGCGGTCTTTCATCCATCGTACGCCGCGTCGCGAGAACAATACCGTAGTCACCGTGCAGAATAACTTCTCGAAGATGTTCCTGCACGGCAACCAGATTGCCTGGCACGCGGAAGGCGGCCGCACCGGCCTGTCTATGTACGGGTGGGGTACGCTGACGACGCGCGCCCGGCTCAACGCCATCCTCGAAGCCATGCAGTCCGCGTGGCGTATCTTCCAGAAGCAAGGCGTCCAGTACGCCACCAATCTGCGTACTGGTGACGTGCAGGAAGTCCCCGTGTCCGCCCCGTTCTGGCTCGATTCTGACGACAACCTCAGCATATAGGAGCAACACTATGCCTAAGAAGCCCACTCTCGACCTCAGCGCCGTGCGCAGCACGATGGAAGACGCTTTCCGTAAGCTGGCGGACATCACCGGCAACGCGGATGCCGACCTCACTCAGGACTGCAGTCGCTCGCGCGTCGCTGCCATCCCTGCCGATGAAGCGACGAATGAGGAAGTCATCGTCGCGTATTGCGCCATATCGGCTGGTGCTGGTGTGGACGTGCAGCAGGAACACTTTGCGTCCGGTGCGCTCATGTCTGGTCATGCCGAGCCCGAAGTCCTGGGGGCCCTCGTGCTGTCCATTTGTGACATGCTCATCCGCACCGCCGTGGAAGCCGGGGCTTTCCCCAACGCCAAGGCCTCGCTGGTCATGCTGGCTGGTAGCCTCCTCCCTAACTTCGTCCATATGGAAAGCGAGAGGTGTGGCCATGCGTAGACCTGTCCTCGACCTTGTGACCGGCGAGGTCTTCCTCGACCTCGAAGCCCTGCGTCTGGCCACGCCTGGCGCTTTCCTCGTCCCCGTGTCGTGGGACGACCCTGACTTCAACCCGGCTGACCCCGCCACGTGGGCCGGCTACATGGAGGCCCATCATGGGTAACAACATTTTCTCGGTGCGGCTGAATACCGCAGCGCTCGCAGCAGCACACAGCTTCCTGTCTCCCCACGAGCAATATGGCATTCAGACCCAGCGTGTCTGGGTGGAGCGCGCTCCCGGTACGGCGGTCCGCCTGCACGCCCTGGACGGGCATCACTACATCTGCTTCCTGTTGCGTGAAGGGAACCCGAATGGGACGCCTTTCCAGACGTTCGGGTTTCGCCTCACGCCTACGGAATTGCGGGGCGTCTTCAACGGCCCTGAGTATTGCACGGAGTCTGTGTATGTCGACGACCTCGACGGTTCCTCGCCGAAGTTGCGCACATCCGGCACCGTGATGGCTTTGGAACTGTCACCCGCTTCGGATGCGCCCGACTTCCGCAAGTTCTGGGTGCGTCTGGATGATGCCGGCGACCCTCCCTTGTCGGATACGTCTGTCCTGCCGTTGCGGGCAGCGGAGCTGTTCGACCTGCGGAAGTATTTCTCGGGGGCCTATGCGGCCCCGGCGTTCGTCCGGCGTGGGCGGGAGATGACTGGTGTCATCATTTCCGGCCTGCCGTACGGTATCGACGCCCGGGGCATCGCCATGCAGATGAATGCCTCCGGTTCGCAGGAGGTGTTCGACGAACACTTCGGCCCGCTCGTCCCTGTCTGGCTGCTGGAGGACGGTTATGTTGTGTAAGCTCTACCGTTTGACCACGACATCGCAGCCCGGGAGCCGTGGCCGCAGGCACTACTATGTGGAGGCCGTGCCTGTCCCGCCCACGCTCCAGATTCCCGACGGGGATGACCCGATATTGGTGCAGTGCGCCATCTGGGCTGCGTGCGATGCGTACGCAGACTTCCCGCTCATCATCGGCTTCGACTGGCGGGAGCCCGACGGCACCCTGTCGTTCTACACGGTCGACCACCCCCGTAATGACAGGCGCCTCGTGGATACGGCGGTCAAGGCGTGGTCGGAAGGCCGCCGTCTCGGATAAACCTGTAACTTTGGGCAGGCTCCCCCTGGGCCTGCCCGAAAAGGAGATGCACCTATGGCAGATACTCCCCTGCAGCAATGCTTGTACGACTTCGGCGAGGTCTTCGCCGGGAAGAAGTCGGGCATAACTGTCCCCGGGTTCATGCCCCCGGCACACCCCCTGGTGCCGGAGTACAAGTCCGGCTACGCCTACCCTGAATGGGCCCGGGACGTGTTCTCGTGGTTCATCCATAGCACGGAGCCGCTGTTCATCAGCGGCCCGACCGGCTGCGGCAAGAGCAGCTTGGTGCGCCAGATAGCCAGCCGCCTGCTCTACCCCGTTTATGAGGTGACTGGCCATGCCCGGCTCGAGACGCCGGACCTCGTGGGGCACTTCGCCCTGCACGAGGGCTCGACTGTCTGGCAAGACGGCCCGCTCACGGCGGCCATGCGTCACGGCGGAATCCTGCTGCTCGACGAGGTCGATTTGCTCGACCCGAGCACAGCGACAGGGTTGAACACGGTGCTCGACGGGGCGCCTCTGTGTATCGCCGAGACGGCGGAGGTGGTGAAGCCCCATCCCGGGTTCCGTTTCATTGCCACGGCCAACACGTTCGGCAGCGGGGATGACAGCGGCCTGTATCAGGGCACGCTGAGATTGAACGCTGCGTTCATGGACCGCTTCGTCTGCGTGGAGGCGGACTACCTGCCCGAGCCCGTGGAGGCTGACCTCATAGCCAAGCTGTGCCCTGACCTGCCGCATGATGTGCGGAAAGGTATCGTCCGTTTCGCCTCCCTCGTGCGTGGCCTGCACAAGCGGGACGACAGCACGCTGGAAGTGCTGTCCAAGGTCTCTGGGGCGGAGGCGTTGGACCTGCCCCTCTCGACCCGCTCACTCTTGCGGTGGGCCCGGTGGGTCACGGTGTCCAAGCCGCTGGCCAAGGCCGGTATCAACCCCACGAAACATGCCTTGTACCGGGCCTTCGGGTTCCGGTGTGACACCATGGGCCGCCGTGTGCTGGACGAGCTCCTGCAGCGGGCGTTCGGCGAGACGTCCAAGAATAAGGAGGACTAGTCATGGAAGAGACTCGTATCACCAGCAGCGAGAAGCATTTCCTCGGCATCATCTATCAGGACCCCGAACTGTCTGACCCCCGGAAGGAGTACGACCACATTGGTGTCATGCTCTGCGTGCCGCACCGCAACTACAGGCTGGGCGACCGGCAGTGCAGTGCGGACGAGATGGCCAATCTCGTCCGGGGCAAGGTCCACCTGCCGCTGTACCTGCTCGACCACAGCGGTGTCACCATGCGCACCACGGACTTCCGTGACCCGTGGGATAGCGGGCAGGTCGGGTACATCTATGCCGATGTGGCCGCAGCCAAGCGTCTCATGGGCCGCACCCCCAGCAAGAAGGAGCTCCGGGACATTCTGGAGGGTGAGGTGGCGGAGTATGACCGCTACCTCCGGGGGGATGTCTGGGGGTACGACATCCTCGAAGCTGACCGTGGTCACACCGTGGAGGAGGGAGACCGGAAGTGCACGTCTGTGGATTCCTGCTGGGGCCTGTACGGCTACGACTACGCCAAGGAACAGGTGCTGGCCCAGCTCGCTGAGTTCGAGCAGCAGCGCCGTCTCACCCGCCCTCGCTGGCTTCCCCTGCCTGGGCTGAATATCGAACCCAAGGAGTTGAAGTGATGCGGGCCAGTGACATCCTGGGCAGCACGTGGCGCATCGTCCGTGAGGATGACCTGGGCCACTGCATCGTCGAGTTGGATGGGCTGTTCTACGTCGTGAGAGTCTCACGAAGCGGGAAGCAGTTCGAGAGCTGCCTGCCCGCCGACGGGCGCACGTGGTGCGCCCCATGGACGGAAGAAGGCCTGCGGTATGTCACCGCTGGCCGGGGTCGCAAGGTAGCCATGGCCCAGTGGCGGAAACATATCATCCCTTTGTCTAAGAAGGAGGCGTAGCCATGAGTTACGAGTTCTCTAATGCCGATGTGTGCATCATCCTGTCCCCCTGCGGGCTGGAGCGTTTCAACGCCATGGTGGAAGACCTCGACCCGGGCGCCCAGGAAGAGGTGCTCGACATCCTGGGCAGTGCCGATATTGAAGAGGCCGAAGACCGTGAAGGCAATGTCATGTGGCTCCTGCGTGGTACGTCCTGGGGCGCGACATGGGTAGACGGTGAGTCTGACATCCATGATTTTCTGTACGCCCAGGATAATCGTGACCACGTCCTCTACATGGTCACTTCCATCGACGGAGAGTACGGCGTCGACGATATTGATGTGGGTAATCTGGACTCCAGCTTCTACCCGGCCATCGTCAAGCGTATCGACGTGTCCGGTATTACGGGGGAGTAAGGGCATGCTGCACGGATTCGATGACGCCCATGTGTGCTTCGTCCTTTCCGAGAAAGGTCAGGACCAGTTGGGTAGGCTGCTCCAGGATTTGGATTCTTTTTCCCGCCGCGAAGAGCTTGAGTGCTTCCTGCGCCGTGCGGATAGAGTGGTGCAAGACTCGTGCGGGAATAAGTTGTGGTATTACTACGACGAAGATTGGACGTGCGGCACGCCCCTGTCTAATGCGTGGTATCTGCATGGGCTTTTCACCAGTATCGACCCTGCGGATGTCTTGTTCCTGGTGGTGAACAACGACGACGAGCTTCGCGTCGGGAAGTTGTCTACGCCCTTGGCCCCGAGGGTCTGGCGGACCATTGACTTCAATATCGAGAACGTTGCGGAGGTGTAACATGAGCAACAACTACCTGGACAATTCTGTCTACCTGCGGCTGGAAGTTTCCATCTGGACGGGCAAGGCCCGGCTGTCCCGTGACGACATCCCTAATGCCAACAAGCTGCCGCCGGATACGCTCGCCACCTTGGGTACCAAGCGTATCTTCGACCCGGCCAAGCTGCGCCCGTTCGGAGCGCTCAAGACCAGAGCTGTTCGGGCTTGTGACCAGCATGGGGTCCGGTGCATGGGCGGGTGGATTGTCGAGACCGGCGCCGCCCAGCGGTTGGCCACTGAGTTGCAGGCCATCCGGGACGAGTTCGACCGCACCAAGTCCCAGTTTGTTTCCGACTACGATGCCGGAGCCGACGCCTGGCTCGCGCAGTACCCGGAGTGGGCCAGCATCCTGCGCCCGGCCTTGCCCGAGTCCTATGAGTTGCGCAAGCGCTTCGCCTTCCGGTGGCAGGTGCTGGAGGTCAAGCCTGTGGAGTCGCCGGAGTACGGCGGCACGGCAGCGGCCGACATCGGGGGACTTGAGGATACCGCTCTGGAGGCTGTGGCCGGGGAGGTCAAGGAGCTGCTGGGGCGCGGCTTCACCAATGAGCGTACGTCCATCACAACAAAGAGCTTGCGTCCGCTCAATGCGCTGGCGGACAAGTGCGACAACTACGCGTTCACCCGTCCCGAGATGGCGACCCTGGCCGATGTGTTCCGGGAGCTCGCCAAGTGCGAGCCCACGCCCGGCACCTTGTCCCTGGTGCGTACGGCCCTCACGGCGCTGTCCACACCGGCCGGGCTCCGGTCTGTCACCTTCGGAGCCACGGCTCAGTCCATCACGAAGGGGATGACGGACCCCGCTATGATGGGGCTCGGCAGTTTCATGCCCGACCCGGAGGAAGAAGTCGCGCCGGAACCGCTCGGCACTGTCGTCCCCCCGTCCGGTATCGTGGTCGACCCCGAGCCCGCTGTGTTGCAGCAGGTGCCCGTGCCCCCCGAACCGGAGGAGCCCAAGCAGGATACCGTGGAAGGGAGCCTCAACGACATCATTTCCATGTTGATGTAGCATCACAACTGCGGGGCATGCTTCGGCAGGCATGCCCCGCCGCATAGGAGTAGAGAGATGAAACACGACCTTGCAGAAGTCGTCCTGACGTGCCGGGCCCTGTCGGCACAATATGGCGTCGATGTGTTCCCGACTGGGAAGGAAGCCTACACGACCGTCGATTCCCGTGGGCGGTATGTCATCGGGGTCCCGTTCATCCCTGACATGGGGGATGGCGAATGGGCCATGCTGCGTGGGTACATCGACCACGAGTGCGGTCATGTGAAGTACACGGATATGGCCGGCTCGGACGCCAGGTTGGATGGTGTGCTCCGCAAGTATTTCGAGACCTCCACGGTGCGGGTGCGCCCGGAGGAGCATCCTTTCATGGAGCAACAACTCAAGCCCTGGGTGCATACGGTATGGAACATCTTCGAGGACATCCGGGTCGAGCATCTTATGGGGCTCGATTTTCCTGGGTGTAAGTACAACTTCAAGAAGCTGGCGGTAGAAGTATTCAACGAAAGCAACGCCTTAGACTCTTTGGCCGGGATATACAACTCCCACCTCGCTGCCTTACTCCGTGATGCGGTGACGTTGTATCTGCTTTATTCGGTTCGGTCGGTCATGGTCCCTGAACTTCTTCCGGCCAAAGACGCTCTGTGTAAGGAGCTTTGTGGGGGTGTCCGGTATAGGGGCACACACATAGATATGGCGGTGTATGGGCGAGACATAGACGCTCTGGCTAGGATATACGCAGTCGACCCCAGGGACTCCCTGGATGCTACGTACCAGTTTATGTTGTTGGTCCGGGACTTGTTGTCTGCGTATGGAGACGACAACGACAGCGCCAGTATCAGAACGTACACCAATTCCCTCGGGGCGTTGGATACAAGGGCTGCGGGGAAGTCGAAGTCTGAACAGGACACTACCATCAAGGTAGCCCGAGGAAATAATGCTGCTGGTGTTGGGCGTAGTACGGACGTTTCCAGCATGACGAAGCACGAGATGTCATCGAGGGCCCTGCAGCCCGCCGGTAATGATGAGCGAGTACCCAGGGGGCTTTCTTCCGCGCTTCAAGAACTGCAGTCTTTTCAGGCGTATGACTCGGTTGATGAGTTCCAGGCCGGGTCTAGGGAAGATGGACTTTCGTCTTTCTTGCAGAAGGTACGACAGGCCATGGAACTCCAGCCTGACATGGTGTCCAGTGTGGACTCCATAGCCGCATCCGCAGGAGGTCGCCTGGCGGCCGTGCTGCAGTCCGAGACGTACCAGCGTTGCCGCTCCGGGTGGAGTGGCCGACTCGATGGCCGCAGGCTCCACAAGACTGGAGTCGGGGACGGGCGCGTATTCTCCCGGCGAGCCGAGCGCAAGGCTCTCCATACGGAAGTCATCATTCTCTATGACGCCTCCGGCAGTATGCAGTACACGACAGTGGAGACTAGTTGGGACAACGCCGGCTATGCTGCGGTAGCTTCTTATGGACTGCTCAAGGCGCTGCGTAATATCCCGCACGTCCGTAGTGCGGTGTGGGCCTTCCAGAATACCGCCTGTGTACCCATGGCCAAATTCGATATGCCTGTACCGGGCAAGTATTTGCACCCTCATGGCAGCACTCCGTTGGGAGCGAGCGTGTTTCGTCTGCTTGGTGAATACACGTCACAGCCTGACTGGAGGAGAATCCTGCTCATCATGTCCGATGGGGCCCCTGATAGCAAGGAGCTTTTCAGAAGTGCTCTCACTGCGGCCGGGCGTTCCGGGGTAGAGACGTACGGTATTGGTATCCGAACTGACGCCATGAATCTTTTCTTCCCGGAAGAGCATCGCCTTGAGCTCTATGACCTCCGCAAGCTCGTGCCCGGCATGTTCACTATGATGCAACGGGCCATGCTCAAGGGGGTCCACCATGCCTAAGAGGTACAACCGCAATAAGGACATGGACAAGTACATCCGCTCCCTGCTGACCAGGGGGTGGGTGTACATCAGCGGCAACAAGCACCACAAACTGGAGGCCCCTTCGGGGGCCCTGGTGATATTCCCCACATCGACACGCCCTGGGGTGTACAGCAGGGCGCTCCAGAATATCAAGGCCCGGGTCAAACGGGCCGAAGGAGGGTATGATGCCTGAGCTCAAGCGTCGGTTCTGGGCACTCTTCGAGCAGCATCACATGGACTTCTACCCTGAGCGCCGGGAGTTCGCCGTACGCTGGATGGAGCGGGCCAGAGACAGGATGGACATGGGTGAGGATGAGCAGGCGGCGGTCGATGCCGCGCTCGAATTGGTCAGACAGGGTGTCGAAGTGGTTGACACCCGGAGTTAAATGCTAGATGATGCTACGTAAGCGATTTGCGTCGCATCACCATTAGGAGGTTCTTTATGGGCTACACCAAGGAAGAAATCGCGGCTATGAGTCCGCTCGAGCAGATGACCAAGGTCATCCTGCCCGCACTGTTGAAGAGGCTCTTGACTGCCGAGGAGCGTCTCAATGCGCTCCCGGATGGCGAGGAGCTCGCCCGATTGAAGCAGCGCGTGGATGCGCTGGAGAAAGAACTCGCCGGGCTCAAGGAAGCTGCGCCGAAGAAGCGCGCCCCCCGCAAGAAGAAGGGCGAAGACGCACCGGCCCCCGTGGCCACGGCCGAACCTGCGCCGGCCCCTACGCAGCTTCCCCCCACGCCTCCGGTTGACGGTACCCTGCCGCCGGAGCCGGAGCCGACCATCATGTTCACGTACGACTCTGACGCGGATGAGTTCCGTCCCATCATTGCCTATGGGCATGAGCTCACCGGTGAGACGGTGGCCATGGCCAGGTACGCTCTGGCCATGTGCAAGAACAACGCGGATGAGGCCGCTGCCGTCTCGCAGCTTTCTGCCGAGTTCGTGCGTTACGCCGGGAAGCTCGACATCGAGAAGCGCCGTATCCTGGGAGCCAAGTTCCCGGTGGCGACGCAGAGCATCGCACCCTACCTGCTGACGGAATAGGGCATTCACGAACATGTAGACTGGGGGGCTGGATAAGCCCCCCGTAAAGGAGCGAGCATGCCGATATACGCTGTAGACTTCGAGACTTTCTGGGACAGCAAAGACTACACGCTGTCCAAGATGGGGCCCATCGAATACATACGCGACAAGAGATTCACGCCCCAGATGATGAGCGTCCAGTGCGTTGATGACCCCGGGCAGACGTACGTGTGGGATAATATCAAGGACAGAGCGACTGTCCGTCACGCTTTGGAAATGCTGGAGATGTCGCCTAACGTGTCGTGGTGTGGCCACAACATGCATGGGTTCGATGCCCTCATTTTCTCCGAGCACTACGGGTTCCACCCGCACAGGATTCTGGATACCATCTGCATGGCTCGGTGGTGCGGCCTGGCCCGTCTCGGAAGGGAGAGCCACGAGGCGCTGACGGAGATGCTCGGGCACGGGAAGAAGAAGGCTGGCACCGTGGTCAGTAATGGCAAGCGGTGGCCCGATGACTTCACCCCCGAAGAGCAGGCTTTCTTCAAGCAATACTGCGCCGATGACACGAGCCAATGCGCGGCTAATGCTGCTGCCATGCTACCGTACATGACTGACGACGCCCTCCGTTTCATGTCCATTACCGCTCGCATGGCGACCGAGCCCATGTTCGAGTTGGATGAAGAGATGTTGGAGGGGTACATCCGGGAACTCGACGCCGCCGCTGAGAAGTCCCGGCAGGAGCTGCTCGGGATGTTCCACTTCCCGGACATGGCTTCGTTCCTGGCGGCTATCCGCAGCAGCGACCGGTTCGCTGTCATGCTCCGGGCCCTGGGAATCGAGCCCCCCATGAAGGTGAGCGAGGCCAAGACCAAGACCTACTTCGGAAAGCTGCAGGCCCAGGCTGATGCGGGGAGCGCCGAGGCCGCTCAGGCCTTGGCCAATGCCGAGCCCGTGATGACATACGCATTCAGCAAGACCGACCTCGACTTCTTGGACCTGCTGCATAGCGATGACCCCCGTGTGTCGCTGCTTGTCCAGACACGCTTGGAACACAACAGTTCCATCGCCCGCAGCCGGGCCGTTACGCTGCTCAAGTTCGCCCGGGACAAGCGCCCTGTGCCTGTCATGCTCTCTACGTGGAAGGCTGCTACTGGCCGGTATTCCGCCGGTGTCAGCGAGGGGGCGTCCGACGCGCTCCAGTTCCAGAATCTCAGTAAGCGCGACCCATCCAAGCTGACGCTGCGGCGTGCTATCAAGGCCCCGAAGGGGCGCTGCATCGTGGCTGTGGACTCTTCTCAGGTAGAAGCCCGATGCCTGGCGTTCGTGGCCAAGGAGATGCTCCTTGTCCAGCAGTTCGCTCAGGGGCGGGACCCGTACGCCGAGCTGGCTGAGGTGGTCTTTGGAGTGCCGGCCAAGGACATCCACGACGGGGCCAAGGCCCATGACCCGAAGATGAAGATGTATCGCAACGTGGGGAAGAAGGCCATCTTGTCCGCAGGGTACGGCGTCGGGGCCCGCAAGTTCTCGGACACGCTGCTGCGTGACGGTGTGCGTATGTCGGATGACCTCGACAAGCACAGGGAGATGGCGTTCAATGCCCACGCTGTGTACCGTGCGCAGAACCCGAACATCGTGGCCCTCTGGCGTACCTGTGAGCGGGTCATCCAGGCCTTGGTCAATGGGGAGTCCGGCCAGTTCGGCGGCCCCAACGACGACCTGTTCTCGTTCGGTGTCATCGGGGTCGGCCCCCGGCAGGACATCCTTGTCCCGTCGGTGTGGTCCAAGAGCGGGTACATCCTGCGCTATCCCAACCTGCGGTGCGAGTACGACGGCGGGAGCAAGCCGCAGTATTTCTACGACAGGCCCCGAGGGAAGAACCTCGTGAAGACCAAGATTTACGGGGGGTCCCTCACAGAGAATATCATCCAGAGCTTCGCCTTCGTTGACATCCTCATGTGGCAGGGATGCCGGATGGATGAGCACGGTGTCCCCCTAGCTGCCAACATCCACGACTGCTGGGCTGCCGTGCCCCTGATTGAAGAGGCCGAGGCGACTCTCCACACGATGGAATACTGGATGTCTCAGGTCCCGGCGTATGCCGCTGGGCTCCCCATCGCCTGCGAAGGTGAGATTGGTTACGACTTCACGGTCGTGTAGGAGGACATCATGCCGTTCGTTTTCTCGCCCAGCAACATGCAGTCGTTTCGAGACTGCCCGCTCCGGTTCTGGGGACAGAGCATATCCAAAGAAATCAAATGGAAGGCCAGCCAGCAGAAGAGCCGGGGCCAGGTGCTGCATTCCAATATCCAGAAGTGCCTGCAGCAGGGATGGCAGGACGCCATCTCATGGGACGCACAGGTCGATGTGGATTATGTCCGCAACCGTGTTGCCGAGGTCCGTGCGGCCATGGCCTCCGGCGCCTCGTGCTACATCGAGCATGAGCTCGTCGTCACGAAGCGCGGCGGCAAGACAGGATGGTGGGACGATGATGCCGTGCTGCGGGCCAGGGCCGACGCTTTCGTCATTCCTCCCGATGCAGCGTCCCCGGCCGTCCTCATCGACATCAAGTCCGGGAAGAAGTGGGACTCGGATGATTTCCAGCTTCGGGTAGAATGCTTCCTTGTCCACCTGCTCTACTCCCGCCCCGTGGTCCGCTACGAGTATTGGTATGCGGACATCGGCGAGACCGTGGATGGGCTCATCGACTTCCGCAATGGGCTCGCTCCGGTGCAAGACATTCTGGACTGTATGCAGACCATGGGCCTTGCTATCAAGAACAATGATTTCACGCCCACCCCGAATAAGTTCTGCCGGTGGTGCGACTTCAACAACACACCCAAATGCATGAGGTAAACTATGGGACGCGAAAAGTTCAAGCCGCGCACTCGGGTACATGAAAGCTGGAACATGAATAACAGCGGTGATGTGTACAACGCCATATGTCGCATGGCGCAGACCGGCGGTAATCAAGCGTTGGTCGGCAAGCATATCGGGCTGAACTTCCCAGGACAAATGGAATGCGTGCTGCTTCTGGAATATAACGGCAGACCTGTGACGTTCAACATCACACCTGTGATGGATGAAACCCGGTACATCATCGACGGTCTCGGCTACGATATGCGTTGCCCTGATGTCGTGCTCACCGCGTCTGGCCGTTACGGGTACGTCACGGCCTACACCATCTATGCCCATGCTGACTACGACATCGTCGGGTCCATCACGTTCAACATCGACGACTTGGTCGTCGTGCAGTTCAAAGTCTTTGAAGATAACAAGAAGGATTCCCGTCCCTGGTACAAGAGGCTGTTCTCGTGACGCCCGAGGGTAAGGTCAAGGCCAAAGTCAAGAAAGTGCTTACCGAGGCAGGGGTATGGTACGCCATGCCCCTGGGCTCGACCTTCGGTAAGCGGGGGGTGCCGGACTTCGTGGCTTGCTGCGATGGCCGGTTCCTCTCTATCGAGACCAAGGCGGGTAAGGGGAAGACCACGGCGCTGCAGGAGTACGAGATGCAGCGGATACGCAATGCTGGCGGAACAGCCGTCGTGGTCGATGACAGCAACGTGGGCTCCCTGGCGGAGTGGCTGGATAGTTGGAGACGAGGCGATGGGTAAGACAGTAGCGGACATGGCCCGGGAGCACGGGTTGGAACCAGACACGGTCCATAGCCGACTTCGTCTTGGGTGGACGCTGGACAAAGCATTACGGACCCCAGTCCGGGAGCGCGTCCGGGCGGTAGATGCTGATGGAAATGTGACGACGTATGCCCGCCTCGCTGCAGAGTGCGGCATGAGTCTGAGCACTCTGCGTAATCGTTTGAATAATGGCTGGTCATTGGAGGACGCTCTCAGCATCCCGCGCCGTAAACACACGTCGGATTACGACACGAAGTATGGGCTCCCCATCACGCAGTGGTTAGAAGAATCGGGAGTGACCATGGCGCAGTTCCGTAGCCGCCTCAGCCATGGGTGGAGCCCGGAGCGGGCGGCTCGCGAGCCTCTCGGGCTTGCTGCTGTGCTGGCGAAATACGTGGGTAAGGCCGCCGCCCCCAGAGTCCGGGAGCTGTGCATGGAGCATGACGTGCCGCTGGCTGTCTGCGTCTCCCGGCTGCGCGCCGGGTGGGAAATAGACAAGGCGTGCACTGTCCCGGTGCAACGTAAGAAGCGCCGGACCAAGACCGCTGAGGAGGATTAGATGTTCCAGGTAGGGGATACCATCGTCGTCTTTGACGAGGCCGGGCAGATGGTCGTCAATATCAAAGACCCTGTGGCCCAGAAGGCAGCCACATCTTGGCCGGGGGCGGAGTCGATGCCGACCTCAGACGGCATCCTCGTGCAGTTCCCCTGGACTGAGGAGGCTTGCCGGTTCCTGTGCAATCTCGGGATAGATGCCACGACGGCCTCCCCGCTCATGTACGCTGCAGACATCCCGCTGGTAGAGGGGCGCTTCCGCCCCCTGCAGCACCAGCTTATGACAGCAGCGTTCCTGACGCTCTACCCCAGGTGCTATGTCTTGTCGGAGCCGCGCCTCGGCAAGACCGGCAGCCTCATCCTGGGCATGGACTACATGCAACGGCATCGCATCCTGACTGGCGGGGTGCTCATCCTGACCACGTTCACTACATTGTACGGCGTATGGGAGACCGCTATCAGGGAGACTATCCCCAAGGCGCTGGTCCGCGTGGTCCACGGCCCGAGCCGGGCCAGCGCGCTGCAGGAGCCAGCCGACTTCTACGTGTCCAATTACGAGTCTGTGCGCCTGGACGAACTGGCCTTCCGCAAGGCTGTGACGGAGGGCCGTATCGGCGCCGTGGTCATCGACGAGCTGACGCATGTAGGGAACCCGGACGCCAAGCGGAGCAAGGCTATCTGGAATCTGTGCAATAAGACCGGTGTGTCTCGGGTGGTCGGTGTCACAGGCTCACCTGCTGACGACCCCATCGCTGTGTACGGCATGGCCAGGGTAGTCAATCCGGGGAAGCTGCCGTGTGCTACGAAGGGTGGATGGAAAGACCTCGTGACGTATCAGTGGGGCACGGAGCGCTGGCAGCGCGATGTCCGGGCCTGTGCCGGGGACATCATCCACAAAGTCATGCAGCCGGCCATCCGTTTCCGCAAGGCCGACGTGCTCGACCTCCCGCCGGTGACAGAGCAGATTCGCACCTGTACGCTCACGGCGGCCCAGCGGCGCCTGTGCGATGAACTGCGGCAAGAGGCCCTCACCATCCTGGATTCGGGGGAAGTCATCACAGCGGCCAATGGTGGCGTGCTGCTGCAACGCCTGATGCAGGTCTTCCTCGGGGCCATCAAGGGGCCAGACGGGAGCCCGGTCTTCATCGACCATGCCCCCCGGACGCAGGTCCTACTGGAGGCCATAGAGGAGACACCACGCAAGACGGTAGTGTTTTGCTCCTACCTCGCCGGTATCCGTATGCTGCGGAAGGAGATAGCCGAGGCCGGTTACACGGTGGAGCATATCGACGGCAGTGTAACGGGGCAGGAGCGGGCACGTATCCTCCATGATTTCCAGCACACGCCAGCGCCGCATATCCTCGTGTGCCATCCTACGACGGTCGGTTTCGGTACGGAATTGTCTGCTGCGGATACGATGATTTTCGCGAATCCGCTGCTACTCGGGGGGTTCACATACAACCAGGCGCTCGAACGCCTGAGCTCAGTCAAGCAGACGGCTAGCAATATCAACATCATCCACATCATCGGGAGCCCCGAGGAGCGCAAGGCGTTGCTGCACCTGCAGAAAGGGCACGTCATGGCACAGACCATCGCCGGGCTGTTTGAGGATTTCGCACGACATCGGGATTGACATTAGTGGGGGATTTCGATTAACTATGATTAACCAAGGAGCAAGCACAATGTCCGACGATAATTCCACGTTGTCGCAGGAGCTGATGGCGCAGCTCGAACGAGACCTTCCCCCCTTCTTTCTCAGGACCGACGTTGGGAAGTTGACTTGGGGCATCATTACCCCGAGGGCTATGGAAGCGCACGCGGCCCATGGGACTGGCCCGGCTATCCACCGGGCCGGGCGCCGGGTCGCATACCGGAAGAATGAATTTCTCGCCTGGATGCGAGACTACTACGGAGGGATGTATGTCACAGAGTCCTTTAGCAAGTTTGGCCGCCGAGTACGCGTCGGTGCGGCGGGAACGCAAGATACTGCAGGAACAGATGGATGCGCTGGAGGCCCGGGAGACGGAGCTGCAGCGCAGCATCCTGATTACGATGGCGTCGGCGGGCACTAGCTCTACCCGTATCGACGGGGTCGGACGCCTTGTGGTCAAGACCAAGACCCGGTACGAGATTGCTGACAAGGACAAGCTGGCTCTGGCCCTGCTGCAGGCCATGGTCGAGAATGCCGAACAGGGCCGGGCCATGAGCGACGGCTTGTTGTTGCAGCAGCGTGTGGCCGCCCGCAACTTCGAGGAGCGGGCAGAAAATCTTGGCGTAGACGAAGCGGGCATGGACGCCTATGCAGCCGCCGCCGGCCTGCGCCGTATCATTGAACCTTCACTCACTTTCACTAAGGAGACAGCGTAATGAGCGAGTATCCCATGGTTGCCGTGGCCAGTTCTTTCCAGCCCCCGGCCGTCCCCCAGAATCTGGAGGCCACGGCCAACTCTCTGATGGAGAGCGCCTTCGACGGATTCGGCAACAGCCTGCGTATCCTTAAGCCGGGCAAGATGGACTTCGTCGTCGTGGAAGGCGGTCAGGAAGTGCGCATCCCCAACGGTGGCGTCGTCGGTGTGCTGCTGGGCGTGGCCCCGCATAACTACTGCACGTGGTACGAGCGGCAGTACAACCCCGGCCAGGAGCCTATGCGTCCCGACCTGTGCTGGGTGCAGCATGAGCCCGACTACTACCCCGACGCCCTGCCTGAGATGTATCGCCGCAAGGTGAATATCCAGGGCCAGGAGCGGTGGGGGTATCGCATCGCCCGCCGGACGGTTTGGGCCCTGATGACGGTGCAGGGTGACCAGATGTATCTGGACCTCAATCGTCCCGTGGTGCTGGACATCACGAGTATGAGCCTGTTCGGAAAGAGCGACACGCAGTCTCACAGCTACCGCTGGGCGGGTCTCCGTGGGTTCTGCGACCGGTTCTCTCAGCCGGGTGTCTTCCAGTGCAACCCGGCCATGTTCCCCATCCAGATTGTCATTGACCCGCAGTCCAGCGTGTCCGGCGTCGTGCTGTTCCGCCCGCAGATGGCCAATGGGTCCCCCTGCTATCTGGACAGCTCTACGTACACGGCCGTTATCGAAGCCGCGTCTTCTTCCTCCGTGGCGGAAATGCTCAAGGTCCGCGAGATTCTGACCTACACCCCGACCGGCGCCGCTCCCGTGGCCGCTCCCGTGGCGTCCCCGGCTCCTGCCGCTCCTGTGGCTGCTCCGGTGGCTGCTCCGGTGGCTGCTCCCGTGGTAGCCCCGGCCCCCGCCGCTCCCGCCGCTCCCGCCGCTCCCGCTGCTCCCGCTGCTCCTGCAGCGACTCCGGGGGAACTGCTGGCCCGTGCCGCTGATGTTCTTGGCAAGGCCGCCGCTGCACAGCCTGCTGCCCAGCCTGCTGCCCAGCCTGCTGCCCCTGTCGTGCAGCCTGCGCCCCAGGTTCCCCAGCAGCCGCAGCCCGTGGCTGCCCCTGTCGTGCAGCCTGCGCCCCAGGTTCCCCAGCAGCCGCAGCCCGTGGCTGCCCCTGTCGTGCAGCCTGCGCCCCAGGTTCCCCAGCAGCCGCAGCCCATGGCCGCCCCTGTCGTGCAGCCTGCGGCAGCCAGCGTGAACGATGAGGCTAAGGCCGCGCTCGGGGGTATCATGGACGCCCTCGGCGTTTAGTGGTTGACACCGGCTCAAGTATAGAGTAAACAATGCCTACGCGGGGAGACGAACCCGCGTAGGCTCGCAACCGAACAGCGGTACTTTTACGCGGTGGCGGATGCTGATAGAACGGGGGTTCTCTGGATGTGCCTCCCCCGTTTAATGGACTCGTCACCCGCCAGCCTCTGCCACCCCGTAAAAGTATCGCAGAGTATTAAAAGGCCCATCCATGCAGCACATTAAGTCTTTCCTCGAAAGCGTCCTTCCCCCCCTCCCGCCGCAAGAAAATCTTTTCTCTCAGCCTGCCTATTTCAGTCTCGGCATCGACAAGCGTACTGGAAGCCGTCGGCAGGAGGCCTGTCTCTCTATCGACAATATTTTGGATAATGGGCAGCGTTTGTCTGCCATGGGCTACAACGCTTACTTCGCGCTCGCCTCTTTCGCTGATGGGCTCTACGGGCGCAAGCAGGCCAATGCCCGTTTGCTGAAATCTTTCTGGGTCGACCTCGACGTAGGTAAGGCCGCCAATTCATACCCCACTATCGAGCTGGCAGTCCGCTCTCTGAGCGAGATGATTCATGCCTCCGGGTTGCGTCCTTCGTACATCAATTTCTCGGGCGCTGGCCTCCATGTCTTCTGGGCCCTGGACACGCCGATACCGGTGGAGAAGTGGCGTAGAGTGGCCGTGGTGCTGGAGCGATTCTGTACGGCGTTCGGACTTATCGCTGACCCCGCTTGCACCAAAGACCCGGCCCGTGTCCTGCGTATCCCCGGAACGCTGCACCAGACTACGGGGCAGACTGTGGCGATTATGCGTGACTCCGGTATCCGGTGGTCGCCTCACAATTTTGCTGAGACCATGCTCACGGCACTGGCCTCAGCCCATCCAGATATCCTGATGCAGTTGCAGGGAGCCACACGGCCGGCGCCCACGATGCCGATTATCCCGGCGGCCCCGGTGATAGGGAGCCCCGCATCCTCGGGCAATGCCCTGCTGGATGGCGGGAGCTTCGGCCTGACCGACGATTCCCCGTACGCCAAGGCGGAGCCTATCTGCCAAGGCTGCCGCCAAATGATTACTGCCGGTCTCGGCGCCGAGCCGCAGTGGTACGCGGCAATGTCGGTGTTCCGCCGGTGCGTGGATGGTCGGGAGTGGGCTCATGCCGTGTCGGCTTTGGATAGCGCCCGGTATGTCCCCAGTGATACCGAGGCCAAGTTCTGGCATGCCCCGGAGAACTCCCCAGCCCGCTGCGACCGTTTCGATGCGGTCAATCCGGGCGTGTGCCCGAAGTGCCAGTATTGGGGGAAGATTACGTCCCCCGTGCAGATTTACCGCCGGGCGACTTCCGCTGGCGAAGTCTACACCGTGCCCACACCGCAGCCTGCTGCAGTGGCCCCGGTAGCCGCTCCTATGCCGCAGACTCGCCTGCAGATACCCGAGACGTTCTACCATCCCAGAATCGGTTTCAGCTCCAAGCGTTTCAGCGTAGACGACCGTGGGTGCATCTGGCATAGGTCTGAGAAACAGGACGATGGCTCTTGGGTAACGACAGACCACATCATCACCACGTCGCAGATTTACTACGTGAAGTCTGAGTGGACGTACGACAACGGCATATCCGAGCGCTCCCACTGGTTTGAGGTGAAGCACCGCCACGGGGCTGTCGAAATGATGCGGCTGCCCGCGTCTACCATAGCGAGCAACCAAAGCCTGATGGCCGCCCTCAACTCGTCCAACGTGTTGTCGTGCAACCTCGACCAGTACACCCCCAAATTGTTCGCGAGTTTTATGAACGCATACCTCCGCAGCGTGCTGGAGAGCGGTAACATGTCCGAACTCCAGACGAAGGATACTTTCGGTTGGACTGATGTCACTGACCCCGTGACGAAGACCACGACACGGGGCTTCGGTGTCGGGCATGGCGTGATTACCGAGACCGGCATGCACGACACCGTGTACAGGAACTCTGCTGAGAAGTTGGCCCAGAAGGAATTGACCATCGCTGGCAATCTGGATGCGTGGAAGGATGTCCCCCGTATGTACCGGGTGCTCAACCAGCCTGCGGCCCAGCTTGCCATATGTCTGTCCTTTGCGGCGCCGCTCATGTCGTATGGTCCCGGCGTGGTTCGCTCGGCGGCGTACTCCCTGTGGAGCCCTCTGAGCGGCAAGGGTAAGTCACAGGTGCTCTGCGCTGCGGCCTCTGTCTGGGGGCATCCTGAAAACCAATTCATCCAGCGCAACTCCTCTGCTGTCATGCGGATGCGCAAGATGGCTGTGATGAACAACTTGCCGGTATTCATGGACGAGCTGTCCGATGTGAAGGACGAAGACCTGTACGCGTTGGCGTATTCCTTGATGGGCAATCAGGAGAAGCAGAAGCTCAAGAGCAACGGGGCCGAGATGGTCGATACCGGGTCGTGGTCCACGGTCACATTCATCACGGCCAACAAGTGCATCAAGGAGGCCGTGGCCCGGCATGCCGGGGACTCTGAGGCCAGTATCGTCCGCGTCATGGAATACGAGTGCGACTTCCCATCCTATGCGGATGTCCCCGAGGTACAAGAATACATCCATGCCTGCATGGGGGCCTGCAAGGCCAACTATGGGCTGGCCGGGCCGGAGTTTATCTATCAGGTGCTCCAGCACCGTGACCGGCTGTGTACGCTCACGCAGCAGGTGGAAGCGTGGTGCTCCAGCCACGGGTTCGACAACAGTGAGCGGTTCCTCTCCTACCCGCTGGCCTTGGCCATGAAGGCTGGGCGCTGGGCTGTGGAGTTCGGTCTGCTCGATTACGACATGGACGCCCTAGAGCGCTGGGTCATGGACGTGTTCGTGCCTCATAACCGCGCGAGCACCCGAGTGCATTCCTCTGATGTGCGCCACCTGCTTTCTACCTACCTCATGGAGCGCCAGCTCAACATGCTGGTGACACGGCAGGACAAGCGGACGGCAGACACCCCGGAAGTCCCGCACGGCATGCCGGATAAATTCATCATCCAGCTCCCCACGAACAGGGATGTGCTGCTGCGGGCCTCGCTGGAGTCCAAGGAGCTCTACATCTCCCGGGCCGACCTCCACAAGTGGCTGCGTACGCAGAAGCATTCGCCGACCAACCTGTGGAAGAGACTGGCCGAGCAGGGTATCTACGCCATGGACACCACGACGAACTTCTCTGATGGCATCGGCTGGCTGCAGACGCCCACGACGCGTTGCTACAAGCTGGATGCTGCCAGTGTGGACAAGCTGGGGTTCGTGATTCAGGAACCTCCGGCGACAAAGGAAGCCACAAATATACGCGTACTGTAGGGGGTACCATATGCTGCGGATAGTGGAGGATAAATACATCGTCTCCCCCGAATGGGGGGGAGGCGACGGGATTATCGTGCGCGGAAGCGACGGTTTCACGTTGGTTCGGAACTGCGTAGTAGACTTCACAGAGCGCCCTCTGGATAGCGTGGATGAGGCGATTTCCTTTGTGGAAGGAGCCAATGCCCATGTGGTCCACTGCCGTTTCACCGGCACCGGTAAGTTGGTACTGTGCGGTTCTGGCGACACGCCAGAGCTCGACGTGGGGGCGAGCGTGGTTTTTGAGGAATGCATCTTCTCCAATTTTTGCCGTAGAGCTCCAGAAGCCCAGGATAAGGTGGGCATCATATTACGGCGGTGCCTGGTCAAAAACTGGGGAGACAGCAACCATTTCACTGTGCGTTGCTTTGGCGCCTGGGCCCACCACGGGGCTAGGATTGTAGCGCAGGACTGCATTTTTTGGCAGTCCCACGCCTGGCCGGGCCTGGCGCAGTTCTTCACAGATTTGGCGAACTGGATAGGGTGGAGCTTCAATCAGCGCAGCTTACGCCTTCTGGACTACTTACTCCCGGGGAAATGCCGGGCGTTGACGGCCAGCCAGGGCGGCGAAGTCTTCGCGACCGGTTGCTACAAGAACCATTGGTGGTTGCGAATCGAGGGACACACGGGGCCGTATATGGAGAAAAATGCGGCACTGAGTCTCATGGAGCGCTTGGAAAGCGTGTGTCCCTCCGTCGTCAAGAATTGAGCCACATAGGCGCGCGAATAAATGGGGAAGCCCCCGTATCCTGCAGGCGAGCTTTGCAGGGTACGGGGGCTTTTTTGTTTCCACTGCCGAAGCCGTGGAAATATTACGCCGTGACTTTGACTGTCAGGACATGCGTCGCAATGGCCGTCCCGTTGCAGTTTGTCGCGGCGACGCTGATATTGAACGTGCCCTCTTCCTCTGGCGTTCCCGACAGCAGCAGGACATTGTCGTTGGCCTGGACCTTCATCCAGGGCGGGGTATTGGCGGCTACGAGCGTCATAGGCAGGTCGCCTGAGAAGGCCACGGCCCCTTCCCATGAGGTAGCGACCACTCCATCCTGGACATAGCCCCCGCTGTAGGCTACAGGGGTGCACTGGCACGGGCCTTCGCAGCACTGGTAGTTGCACACCAGGTCTTTCACGGCAGCTACCAGCGTCGGGGATACTGTGCGCACGCAGGACCCATAGGGGTGCGCGCTCGGTTTCGTGCTTTCCAGCCCGCGCTCCAGCACCAAGGTGCCGTGGTCGTTGCGGACGCGCACGGTCTCCATATCCACGTCGCCCATGATGGTCAGGTAGGTGTAGCCATCTTCCTCCGGCAGAAGCGCCAGCAGGTCTGCCGTGGCCTGGGCGGATACCGGCAACCCGACATCGGAGCTTTCGAGCTTCGCCGTCAAGTACGCCTCGAAGTATTCGTTGACGAACGGCATAGGCTACCTCCCAGCGTTCCTGATTTCTTCCAGGGCGGCGACACGGGCTTCCATTTCTTGGAGCCACGCCCTGAGTTGCTGTACATCTTCTGCAGAAGCGAAGCCTGTGTGTCCGCTCGATGCGTAGTCCAAGTGGTCGAGCTTTTCGTGGGAGCGGACCCCTGGTGTTCCAGGGGGTCCCGGAGGCCCTTGCAAGCCGGGTTCGCCGCGCCGGCCAGTGGCACCTCGGGGGCCGGGTTCTCCACGTTCCCCGGGGTCGCCCTTGGGTCCGGGCTTGCCAGGTTCACCTCGGTCCCCCTGCACGCCGCGTTCCCCACGTCTCCCCTGCTTACCTTCTTTCCCAGGTTCGCCCCGAGGGCCGGGTTCACCACGGGGGCCAGGTTCACCACGGGGGCCGGGGTTGCCCTGGATGCCTTCCTGCCCGGGCTGGCCCGGAGGACCCTGGGGGCCAGTCTTGCCGGGGTCCCCCTTATCGCCTTTGAGCGGGTCGCCCCAGCGCAGCATGAGAGGCGAGTTGCTGTCATACACCAACGCCTGGCCGTCCACGCCGCCAGGCGGGAGGCCGAGGATGGGCACGCAGTTGGGCATCCCAGGCCCGGGGAAACTGTGTCTGGGCATGAGGTCATACCTCCTCGCCGCATGTGCTCAAGAAGAACTGCACATGGGCCATGTCGATGATGTGTTCGGAACAGCGCGGGCCGTAGTCGATGTCGAACGTGGACAAGATACAGCATACCGGTGGGGGTGTGTGGACTTGCGGCACGTGGCAGCCCATGTCCGGGGCACAATTCTGATTACCGACCAGATACTCAGGGGGGATGCATTTGTCCGTCTCATCCGCAGGTTCCGGGCGAAGGGCCCGGAGATTCACCGGTGCGAGGTTGTGCGGGTGATACTGCAGAATCCCAGTGTAGCGCCCATACGGCAGCTCCTTGAACCGCTGCGGCAGGCAGAACACGACGGCGCCTTCGCCGCTTCGCTCGAACGCATCGCAGCAGATGGTGGGGAAATCGGCGCGCGTCGGGTTGGCCACGTCCACATCCACAGGTTTTCCCGGCCAGCAGCCGTGCAGATACCACGGGGACCCGCCAGGCACGTGGCAAGGCTGGTCGATTTGCCCCGGCTGGATGAGAAGCTGCACATGGCGCCAATCTGACAGCGTCCTGTGGTTCTTCCAATCCAGGATGCGGATGCCCACCCGGGCGGTATCTTCTGTGACCTGCAGAATCATCGAGCGCCTCCGGCGTAATAGTTGAGATTCTGGACGACCCCACCATACAAATCCCGAGACTGGTTGGCAAGAGCGGCGAAGGCGTCGCGCATCTCCTGGGAGGTGTCCATGGCCAGCCAGCGCTCCTTGTAGTCCTTGTTGAACTTCTTGCCCACCTCACGCATCTGCTTGTCTGTGCGCCAGATGAGGATGTAGTCGTCAATCTCTTCCGGGGTGAACCCGGCTTCCTTGAGCTTGCCCCGCTTGAAGGCCTCGGCAGCCACGGCGTCGTTGCCGTAGCTGGTGTCGGTTATCTTCACACCGCTCTGACGGATGCGACGCTCGTAGTCGTCCTTGGCGTTGTAGTACATAATCTGGCTGGTGTTGCCAGCGTTACCGAGCCAGGTGGACGCGCCGAGCCCTGCCAGTAGCGGGTGCATGTCCTTGAGGACAGAGGGGTCCTGCGACCCCTTGTGCAGGGAGTCGGCTTCCGTGAGCGCCATGACGGTACGCAGGGGACCCAGCATGATGCTCTTGGCCATGTAGCGCCACTGCTCAGGCGCGAGGTCGATACCGTAGGTCTGATTCATGGTCTTGGCCAGGTCATGCCAGAGTACGGGGGTGCCGGTGCGACCCGTGTCGGCCATGGCCGTGGTCGAATCAGGGCGGGCCCGGGTGATTTCCTGGCCGAAGTACGACCGGTTGATGGCCACGTCCATCAGCGGGCGTAGCGGGGCCGGGGTAATAAATGCTGCCAGGTAGCTGGACGGATGCTCAGTAAACTTGTACGCGGGCCAGTTGCCGGGCATGGTATTCTTCACCGTCGTGAACAGTGTCTCGAAGGCGAGGTCCTGGGGGTCCAGCATGCCATTCTCCACCCGGTCCGTGCCCACGGCCAGGAGGGCGGCAATCTGCGGCATACCGAAACCGATGGGCAGCCGGACGTAGTCTCCGTTGCGGTTCAACCCGATGGGGAGGCCACGGGTGAGGTCGGAGAGCGACATGGTGTCCATGATGTAGGTGCCGTTCTCATCCTGACCCATGGATTCCCGGGCCAGGGGATAGAGCAGGGAATACGCGGCATAGGCCCCGAGCAGGGACAGGTAGCCACGCTTGCCCTGCTTGAAGATTTCCTTCGGCGTACGCGCATTGAGGCCCATGGTGCGGGCGAACGCCACACCGGACTCCACCGTGGGGACCACGAACGGAAACAGCACGCGCATATACGGCGTGAGGGTGCCCCTGTGGCTGAGGTTCATCATTTCCAAGACACCACGCGCGGCGCGGCTGGGTGGGACCCCGGCTTCGCGCAGGGTGATGAACTGCGCGAAAGACCCCAGGTTCTGGAAGTAGTCGTTCCAGCCGTCGAGGACCCGCATGGTCTGCTGCTTGGCCGTACCAAGGCCGTTGAGCCAGCGCTGCATAGCCTGCCCGCCCTGTTCCCCCAGCATCTTCTCGATGCGGGTAGTGCTCCCCGGCTGCAGCATATCGTTGACGGATTCGCCCGTGGTCTTCACGCCCTGGGTGTATCTCTGGTACAAGCCGTTGCGCCGGTACTCGTCGATGTACTTGTACATCTTGGAGTCGGGGGGCAGCTTGCCGCTGATAAAGTCGAGGATAGCCTTCCCGGCCCGGGCCGTATTGCCTATCATCGCAGCGCCCATGCGCCCGCCGGAGATGCGGTTGCCGGCCTCGTCGAAGTAGTCGCGGTTGAGCATGTTGAACGACCGCTCCATGACATCGCGGATACCGGACACCGGTGCGAACCCGGCAGTGAAGCGGGTGCTCATCTGGCTGAAATAGCTGGTGCCGGTGGCCAGGGCCTCGATGACTTTGCCGGCATCCCCCAGCTTATAGTTACTGGACAGCCCCTTGTTGAGGGACTCGCCAGAAAGCCCGGACGCCTCGTCGGTCCAGTTCGGGTCGAAGTGCAGGTACCTGCGCTCCAGCGTGAGGGAGCCATCCGGCTGCTCGACCGGGACATCCGCGACGATGCCGCCACCTTCCAGGAGGTGGTCTGCGATGCGCCGACGGGTGGGGTCGATACCGTGCTGCATCTTCACCAGAGTGTTGTAGGAGTACGACTTCAATCCAGAATCGCCGAAACGGCCGTCCAGCCGCATCTGCCGCTCAAGGGCGAACATCTGGAGTGCGAACTCCTGCATCCCGACCTCGGTCGCGGCTCTGTTGGCGTAGAACTTCAACGTGGCGTAGGCGCTGTCCGGGCGCTGCTTGCGGCCCTGGATAGCCTGGTAGGAGCCCGGGTTATAGGGCCGGCTGTCGTTCGTGGCCCCGGAGAGGTTGTTGTCACGGGTGCGGATAGCGACATAGTTCTCGAAAGCGGGGAAGCTCTCCAGCACTTCGGGGGACACCACACCGGCATTGATGCGTTCCTGCAGCAACATGTCATAGAGCCCGGACAGGGACTGCGCGAATCCGTCAGCCTCTTCCCGGGTGACGCCGGTCTGCGTGATGATGTCCTCCATGTACTTGGAGGCTTCGGCATCGGTGTACCCCGCAGACACGAGGTCTTCATCGGGCTCCAGAGAATCGAGGTTCGATTCCAGGGCGTCGATTTGGTCCATGAGCCGCTGGGCTTCCAGAATGTCAGCAGCGTCCACATCCGTGGCCCCGTCCGGCAACAGCTCATCGACGCGCTGGCCCCAGCGTTCGAGGAGGAGGCGGTTCACTTCCGGGGTGTGTTTGCACACGGCGTAGTGGCCGAGGATTTCTGCCAAACGCTCAGGTTCCCAGCCGATGCGCTTGGCGACGGGGGTGATGCTTTTGACGGCAGCGGCGATGCGGTCCCGGTAGATGTTGTTCAAGGCGCGAATCTTGGAGGGCATCTGGTCGTACTCACGCCACAGCGTATTCTCCGCTGTCGTGCGGTCCGGCTGGTCTGCGAACATGCGGGCCCACTTCGCGAAGTCACCGCGTTCGTTGACGAAGGTCGTGTAGACCTTGTTCTGGAGATTCAGCCATGCCGACGCTCTCCCGACGCTGGTACCGGCAGCCACGTTCAAAGCCTCGTGCCAGCGCTCCATACGGCGTGCGACGCCAGCCCGGGCGTCCTCGACGAAGCGGACGAGCCGAGCGGCTGTGATGCGTGCGTTGCGCTGGTCAGATGCTGTGGCCTGCTGGCCGGTGAAGTCTGCATCCTGGGCAACGTCTGCAAGGCCATTCATCACGCGCGAACGCTCAGCCGCATCCCGGGTCTGCTGCAGAGGGTCTGCATCAGACCCGGGGGTATCACTTTTCATAGCGGCCGTGTCCGGCCCCATGCCCATGGGGTTGCTGAATACAGCCTTGTAGGTTTCGGAGTCATTCGGACAGCTCGCCATAGTATCTACCCTTCGCAGGATTTACGCCGAGTCACAACTTTCTCGACAGCTTTTTTGGTGGGAGTCGTATAGTACGTCTTCGCGTTAAATTCCAACCCCATGGAGTCGAATATCTCGCGGACTTCCGCCACAGAGTCAGTGAGGGGTGCCGGTTTGGGGACGCCTGCGGCGTGCAATTTCTGCGCACGCGCGGCGTCTGTTTTGGACAGCTTCTTACCAAGGGCTTCTTTCAGCATAATGTCTGCCGCAGCATCTACGGGGCCATCGTTGAATACACGTCCACTGCGGAAGATGTCTTCCATCGTGTCGTAATCAACCTCTTGCAGTCTTTCCAGCACAGCGTCGAAATCAGCTCCTTCCGATGCCGGTCGAGGGAGTTCGGGTTCTACAGGAACCGCAGTCTTCCCGGCTGGGGCAGGCTCTTTGGTCTGGAGTTTTTTCGCCGCGTTGTACAATTTATCGCTGCGGCGGAAAGCCTCATCGAGCAACCCAAGGACCCCATGTGTATCTGGATGGGACCCTTCGCGCAACTCTGCGTACACTTCGGCCAGAGAAAGCGTAGGGTCGTCCCTAAAATGCTGGGCCAGTTCGCTGGCACGCATCCGAGTGTCGACAGTGTTCCCAGCCTTCGCTATCCAGGAATCGACATCGGATTTAATCTTCTGTGCCGCACCGAGAATTTCAGGAGGTACTGAGTTATCCCCGCTTTCTGCGAGATGAATAGCGTCCCCAATAGCGGCTACAGCAGAATTTCGCCGCCCGTGCCGGCCATACGCGGCGAAGGAAGACCCTTCCTTCAAGAGGTTGTTGATATGCTCACTAGGGATGGCTGACCGCACACTACTGCCCAAGTTGAGGTCGTCAAAGTATCTCGCCAGAGTGGCGATATTGTCCCCGTTCTTGGAGAAGTCGACGCTGCCGATTTTGCGGGAAACTACAGTGCCCCCTGCGGAAGCCTGAGCGTCGGGTCGTTTGTTGCTGCCAGCGTCTGCTGCATTCCCACGGCGGCCCTTGCCTGCGCTTCGCGCAGCCCTCTGCTCTCCTGCGCCAGCACTTCCCGTTGCATCTGCTTCGGCTGCTGCGCCAGCACTTCGTTCTCGGAGGGCTGCTTCGGCTTGCTCAATCCGCGCCCGGCGAGCAGCTCTCTTAGCCTCTGGAGTCTCTCCGGCACCCGATGCCGAGGCCCCAGCAGGCCTTCTCCTTGTAATTGTCGGACTGCCCGCAATAATTTCTGGAGCAGTGGCGTAGGCAACGGTTCGAGTAACGGGCGCGGCAGGGGCTTGTTCTGGGCCACCAGCAGGAGGATTTGCGCTATCAGCTCCTCCCTGTCCTTCCGGTCGAGATTCTGCCACGGGGGCAGCCGGCGCACTCCGGCGGCTTCCCGCATCGCTTCCTGTGTCGGCATCGGGGCGTCCTCCTTCCATGATTTCCAGGGTCCGCAGGTTGGCCGCCGTGATGTCTGCATTGGGGACGAGGGCGGCCGCGTCATCTGCGGGCGTGATATTGATTTGCTCAGGTGCTATCGGAGCCTGCGTTTCCTGCTCGGGTGCTGCGGCAGCAGGGGACTGTTCTGCAGGCGCAGGTTCCGCCACGGGCTCGTCCGCAAATGCGTCTCGCATCGTAGTGAGTCGGTCACGCTCGGCTCTGGTCGACAGCTTAGAGAAGTCTTTGTTGGACAACCTGGAATCAATAGCGGCCAGCAGGTCCTCACGACGGCCGCCATTTTGCTCGAATGTGTCGAGAATGGTCCTGAGCATATTGGCGTTGCTTTGAGCAGCGGCGATAAGCTCGGAGGCATCCCCACGCATCTGAGACACATCTTTCCAGCCGTCGCCCTCAAGCAGCTTGGTCAGGGCATCCCGGAGATTCGCGTCTTCGATACCATTGAGTTTGCGTTCCAGTTTCGCAGCCGCCGTACGCTCTCGCCGACCAGCACTGTCGGGAGCCTCGGTTTGAGGCGCAGCGGTTGCTGCTGCCGGAACTGCAGATGCAGAGGCGTCAGGTGCCGGATTGATGGGCGTGGGAGTCGGAGCCGCAGACGCGGAAGCGTCGCCCCCCTGCGAGGGTTCGAGCAGCCTGTTCCCGTTGGCGTCGTAACCGGCGGGCATGGGCGTGCGGCGTATATTGAACGGGGCGAAAGCCGGGCCCATGATAGCACCGAAGAGTGCGGACTCTGCGACGCCCTCAGACAACGGCGTGCCGGGGGCAGCGTATGCGTCATACACCACGTTCTCGCCCAGGGTACCTCCGGCAGCCATTGTAGCGCCCTCAACGGCCGTCTCGGGAACGGCATGGAGGTATCTGGATGCAGTACCACGGGCAGCCACCCTGGCCGCCTGGTCAGTAAGCAGGCGCTCCACGGCAGCATCATCGGCACCGGCGCGCACGGCTTTGGCGAGCTGGCTGCCTCCGAGTCCGCGCAGAGCGGCCTTCTGGAGGACACCACGAGTGGCAGCACCAGCGGGGAAGGGGATGGCATTCGCTGCAGCGCCCACGCCCATGGCGGCACCGGCGCCTTCCTCGACAGCCTGGACTTTCTGCGCCTCGGTCAAGGTGGGGTCGTCGGCCACTCGGCGGACGTACCCTCCGAGTCCTGCAGGCACACCCGCCGCCGCACCGCCAAGCATGGAGCCGAGCAGGCCACCGACAGCCGTACCGATACCCGGGATGGCGGACCCTGCGGCAGCACCAGCAGCAGCACCCGCAGCGGCGCCAGCGATACCAGCGCCGAGGTCGCCGACAGTCTCAGCCGCTCCGCCAACGATGGTGTCGAGCGGAGCGGAGGTGAGCCTGCCGAGGAGGTCGGTACGGCCTTCCTGTTCAAGGCGCTGCTGTTCCTGCAGATACGGGTTCGCATCCCGGATACGCTGCTCGTACGCTGCCTGCCGATTGGCCCGCAGGAGGCGTTCGTCGGCAGACTCTCCGAGCATGGCCACGCTGTCCGCGAAACGGTTGGCACCGATTTTCAACTGGTCCCAGTATGTCCCGAGCCCAGAGGCTTCGTCGATGTCGCGCAGGCGCTGCTGCCGGGCAGCCTCATGCTCTTTGAGTCCGGCGTTGATGAGCAGGTCCGGCGGGAGATGCGTCATCTTCTGCAGGCGCGGGATGTCCTCCTTGCGGATGGACTCCAGGACTTCGGCCTGCCCTTCCGTGGACAGCTCGTTGATTCCCTGCAGTTTCTGTCGGACGCTCTCGTCGTGCTGCATCACGAACTCGGCTTTGCTGGCGTCCATGGACGCCTTGTTCTGCAGAATGATTTCCTGGCTACTGCCCGGGACCCATTCCCAGATGTCGTTACCTTGCGCGTCCTTGCCGACGTGAATCATGGTGCCTCTGCCGGCACCCCCCGCACCGCCGCGCCCCCGACCACCGCCGGTGACAGCACGATACAGAGCCGAAAGCTGACGGAGGTCAGCGGAGAAGTCCGGGGCCTTGAACGGCGTTATGCCGCCAGCAGCACGGGGGATGTCGTAAGGCATATCTCTACTCCAGGGGGATGGCGTCGATGAGTTTACGCAACTCATCGTCGTAAGGCGACTCTGCGAGCGCGCCATCCGTGGCAGGTGCCGCTCCGATGTCTCGCAAGGCCGATTCCAGGAGATACCGGTTCGAGTGGTACTGGGCGTCATTCATGTAACGCACCGCGTCGGAAGGCTGCGACCCTTCGGGGCCGCTCGCTGCCTGGATGGTATCAAGAAGCATACTCATGGGCAACCTCTAAGGAGCCGGGTAGTACACGGCAGGCGGGACCATGGCCGGTGCCTGCTGTGCTGCAGGACGGGCGACCGCCGACGGGAGCAACTGCGCAGGGGCTGCGTCCGCCGTGTACAGCGGGGCAGTGAGCTGCCGGTACAGCATCGGCAGCAGGGCACGTTCTTCCGCCATACGCCTGGCCTGGATGCGGCTCCAGTATTCCCCCATATTCGCAGGAGCGGTTTCCACGACAGGCTGCGCGGGGGCGGGAGTGCGCGCGTACGGCTCTTGGTACCCGCTAGTGTACACCGGAGGCGGCGCCACGGGGTCTTCGGTAGGAGCCGCCAAAGGCATATGTGCAGCGGCCATGCCCGGTACCGGAGGCGTGATAAGAGGCGATGCTCCCCCCGCGCTGTAGGCATGGGCCGGAGCCATAATACGCCCCCCCGCTGGGACCGTGGTCAGTGTCGGGACTGCGATGGGGGAGGCCGCAGCTCCGGCGCTATCTGCACTGATGGGGGGAACTTCGATGCGGTAAGTAGCACTCCCTGCTGGCTGCGCCTGAGATGGATACGCCTGAGTAGCTGCACGTTGCAGCGCGGGGGACACCGGGATACCAGGTTTCGGGGAAGCCATGCCCGGAGCCTGCGGCGCTACAGAGGGCGCCTCTACGACTGCCGGGGCCGGGGGGCGCAGCCCAAGCGCTTCACCCAAAGTGCTCCAGAACATGTCCGGGCTGTAGGTGAATCCGCCCGAAGGCGAGTTGCTCGCAGGAGCCGCGCCACGCGCCGCCAGCACTCTGTTTGCTTCGGGGCTGGTGGCGTGCAGGAGCGCCTGCTCTACCAAAGCACCATACTGGTCGTCCATCCCGCCGGTATCATACGGGGCTCCACCGTCGATGTAAGGGTACGGTTCGGGGGCCACGATGGGGAAAGGCTGCTGCTCACCCGACGGCTTCAAACGGTCCCGCCCTGCCGGAGGAAGGGTGTAGGGCTCGTGACTGGGTGCCATGGCCGGCCGAGCCGGAGCCGCTGTAGCAGGGGTGCTACGCGCCGGTGTCTGGGTAGCCGGACCACGCGCCGGTGCCACACCCCCCGCCTTAGCGGCCGCGACAGGTTTCGCCGGTTGCGTGCTGACGGGGGCCGCCATGAAAGGCCCTGCCACACTCATGGCCCGGGCCAGAGAGTCAGTAGGGACGCCGCTGACCACATGCGGGTAACGAGAAGGGAAGCCGATGAGCGGCTGCACCGACATCTGACCGTACGGGTCGACATAGGTGCGGAACGCGGCCGTCGCGTACGGGTCACGTTGGTACATAATGGGGGGGATACCGTACCGCTCGTACGCTTCCCGGACCCCGGGGGCAGCGTAATGCGCGCCGGAAGCCGGATAGACCTCCTGCACGACAGGCGTCCCCTGCGGATTCGTTGTAGGCATAAAACATCTACCTCCTTACATGCCGGACGGGGCTTGCGGCATGCCACCGCCGTAATAGGGGGGATACCACGGATTGCCGCCCCATCCCCCTTGCGGGAATATCCCGGCCGCCATCCGGGCCAGCAACTGCTGCTGGGCCTGCTGCTTCAACAGGGCGAGCTGTGGGGCGTACAGGGAAGCCGCCTGAGCCTCAGCCATGAGTGCCGGGTGCATGGCCATGTTCTGGGCAAGCTGCATCCCGGTGTTGGTGAGGGTAATCCCCGACAGTTTCCCCTGGTCGTACATCATGTCGATACGCGGCTGGAAGGCCGCCTCATCGAAGGCATTCTGCAATTGCCCGGCTTGGACCCTGTTGTATTGGTTGAGGTCGGCCCAGTTGTCCTGCACTGCCATGCGCTCGCCCTCGACAAAGCCGGGGAGGGTGCGCCCGATGGCGGCAAACAGATTCCCGAAGTCCAGTGCCATAGGTCATCTCCTAAAAAGCCATACCGCCGCCCGGAGCAGCGGCATTGACGGCGGTGTTGTTCGTACCTACGAGGCCGATGTTGCCGCCCTGGCCTCCGGTCCCAAGGTACGTCGTCGGATACACGGTGTCCAGCCTGGCCCCGTAGTAACCCAGGGCCATGGACAGACTGCCGGCAGCCTTGTTGGCGATACCGCCCACATCCGACATGAGTGCCCGGGACACGTCACCATACTTGAGCGCCATGGACCCCAGGTTGCGCCCCAAATTGAGGATGTTGCTGCGGCGGTTCCAGCGCTGGTCGTTTTTGAAGTCGGTGAACCAGGTGTCATCACGCAGGTTGTAGTTCTCGGTGTCCACCAGCAGGAGGTTGCGTCCGAACTCTAGCTGGTCCACAGACGTGGGGTCGAGACAGAGACGCAATGCCCTGGCCTTCCGAGTCATATACGCCCCGATAGTGTCGTACGCGCTGCCGACTGCCAGAGCCGCTCGGTCGCGGTCGTCGTCACAATTCATCTCGCGGATAGGTACTGACGACGTTTCGTCCAGGATGCTCTCTTCCAGCGGGCGGTACCTTTTGTCGAAACGGTCCCATTTGTACTTTGCCTGCTGGTAGTACCCATTCGCCAGGTCTTGCTGTTTATCGGCAATCTGCCCCTGAATCGTAGCATTCAGCAGAGCGATGGCGAGCTGGGCCGCACGGAAGAAGTTCGTCCAGGCATTCTCGCCCACACCGCCGTACTCAGGCGCGGCCCAGTGGCAGAAGCGCACCGGTGCCGGAGACCCGTGGGAGCCATTCAAGGACTTGCCGTACAGCGTTTCGTCGATGGTCCTCCCGGCGCTCTCTATCTTCCCGGAGATGGTGCTGGCCGACTTATTGATGGCCTGGGCCACGGCCTGCGGATTCGCGCATGTACATTCAGCCATACTACAACCATTGCCTCATCAGAGCTTCACCAGCTTCGCTGGTATCATTGAACCTCCCCTGTGCGGGAGGTGCCTGCACCGGCGTGGCCCGTCCGGCCATGTATGTCGTCGGGTAGGCAGGCTGGTTCCTGTTGAAGTAGTACCCAAGGTACTGCCCGGCACCGGTGAGGCCCTGCCACGTCTGGTCGAGCAAATCCCCATAGATACCGGCAGCAGCCGCGCCGAGCGAGACCGTGTCGGAGATGATGTCGCGCCCGCGCTTCGCCGTATTGAGACGCTTCTCGAAACGAACGTCGTTGCGGGTCTCCACGTAGGCACGCTCGTTACGGTATCCCAGCCCATCGGCCAGGGCCACTGCATCTGCCTGCGCCCGTGACACCTGCACGAGGATGTCACCACGGAGCCCCGTGCAGTAGCGCGACATGCAGCGCATGGAATTGCGCAGCTTCCCTTGAAACTCTATCCAGGCGCTGGCCCGGGCCCGCCCACGGGCCACTTCGTAGAGAGGCTCAGCTTCCTCAAGCTGCAGGGCTTCGGCGATTTCCTGGTCTTCGACAGGAGCATAGGCGTTCTTGTAGTAGTCCATCCAGTTCTGGGAGATGCGCCAATACTTCTTGGCCATCTCCCATTCCTTGACGGCGATGTCGTACGCTTTGTACGCACTGGTCGTAGCTGCAGCCAGTGCCGCCGCAGCCAGCAAATCACCGAATAGGCTGCGTTCGCTGTCAGTTACCCCGTGCTTCTCGTTGCATCTGTTGTCGCTGGCCAGCACCATAGCATGTTACCTCCGGCGCACGTAGCGCACCTGCTGGAAACGACTGGCCTCTTCCCACGTGAGGTCGAGCTGAGGCGCCCGGTCCCGGGGGCCGAGGGACAGCCAGAGCTCGTCGCAGGCCAGGAACCGCATCGCAGTGTGCAGATATTGGAACAGGCCGGCTTCCACTTCGGGATGCCCCTTGACATACCAGTCTTCCACCTGGAACACCGTGGCATTGTAGGGCAGAGGGCGGAAGACCATGCCGATGAGGTAGCCGACCGGATTGTTGTGCTTGTCATACGCCATGAAAATTTTCAGCCCCTTGTTGAGCCACATGGCTGAAAAGGCCGGCACATTCATATCGTACGGTTTGCCGTACGCGGCCTGCTTCTCATGCACCCACGAGTCCGTGTACAGAGGGGCGAACTCTTTGGTCAGGGTCTCAAGGGCCACATTGATGTCGTCGTCCGGTTCCAGGATGTCGTAACGGTAGTAGCTGTCGCTCATTGCTCGCTCCTTAGCGTCCGCTATTAACGGTGAAGTGCGCTGTCCCCAAATCGAGGAAAGTCACTGGCTGGTCCCCCCGCAACTCCACCTCATACCACAGGTGGCGTCCGATGCGAGGGATTCGTACTGGGGTTTCATCGTAGATGAGCCGCGTGTAAGCGGCCTCTCCCCGCGCATTGTACAGCGTCATATCCACAGGGCCTCCGCCAATCTTGCACGAAACCGGAGACCACGCAACGCCCCGGGCCGGGGTCGCGCTGGCCATACGGTTGGCCCCAACCGCGTCCGGGCCCCCCGTCAACGGGCGGCTGCGCCAGTGATAGGGCCGCAGGGAATCAGCACTGTCCCAGGCCCAGACGGTGTCGTCTTCCAGCAGCAGGAGCTTGCCGGTGTTGGAGACCAGGCAGGCTACTGGCTTATCCGAGAGCGTGACCAGTTCTGCAGATTCCATGTCCCCATAGGGGTCGCCGTTGATATTCAGCAGGAACGTGGCCATGTCCGTGGCGAAAAGGAGGAACCCTTCCCAGTATGCCATGCGGATAGTGTCGGGGCGGAGCTTTTGCCACTCTCGCTCACCGAACCACTTCGCCGTCAGCAGATGCCACGCCCCGTTACTGCCCAGCAAGATGATGCCCATGGTCGAGGCGTAGATGTAACCATGCGGCGTCATCACGGCGGCATTGGCATAGCAGCACCCGATGTCAGGCAGGGGGGTCTCCACAGATACCACCGGAGAGCACCGGTTCTCGTCACAGCTCGACGCGTCGATGATGTACGGGAAGGCGTCGGTGGTCACATAGAGCTTCTGGTCCAGCTCTCCCATATGCCGGATGTGGTAATCCAGGGTGAGGTCGTATTTAGTCGGCCAGTTGTGGGGCTGGAATGGCTCAGAGAAAAACACCTGGTTCCGCCGGAACCCGGCCAGGCGTATCTGGTCCCGGATAGACACCACGCCCTGCATCCCGATGGGGGGCGTGCGGTCGTACTGAGTCTCGATGGCCGGGCCCAGGGCCACGGCCGGAAAGGTGTCCACAAACGACATGCTCGGAAACTCGATAGTCGTTACGTACAGGAACGCCGTCTGCGGTTTCTGAATCTTCCCATCCGCCGGGCGGAAGCCCGTCGTCGCCCGATAGATGTTGGCGGCTACGATGCCGTATCCATCGGGAGGCGTGGCGATGCCGGAAACAGTGACCGGCGTGCCGTCGTTGACACGCACGATGTTACTGGCGGGGCTGGGGGCGCTTTCTTCCCCCCACCGGTTGACGTAGGTGTAGACGTAGGAACGTGCGTCAGCTTCGCGGCTGCACTCACAGGTGGCCTCGGCCTTCGGTGGAGTGAGGGGGGCTGGAACACCGGCCGCGTAATACGTCGGATGACAGCCCCGCGTTATCTCGACGACCTTGAGGCCACCCCCATCCACACCGGTAGTGTAGAATCGTGTCCAGTCGGGGCTCAGTTCCGCTGCTGTGACCACATCCGGCCACGATATGACACAGCATCCATGCAGATGGAACGAACGCGCTCCTGAGACAGCATCCGCGAAATGCGCCCGTTCTCTCCAGGCTTCGAGGCGCCCATCCCGCAAGAGAGCGTCGTGGGCCATGGTCGCCTGCGTGGGTCCGAGGGAATGCTCGGACATGCGGGGGATGATGCCGCCGAAACTGCTCAGAGTAGTATTCATACGCTAGTCCCAAATCTCATCGGCTGTGAGATTCTCCACACCGTCCACCGCTTTGACCGGCCGGATGCTCACGCTCAGGGGGAAGTCAGACGGGAACCCATCGGCAGAATGGATAGTCAGCACATGCTGCCCGGCCTGGTAGACACCGGACGGCACGACGCGTAGCTGGATGCTGCTGGAGAAATCCAGCGTCGTCTTGGCCGTCAGAGGGTCCTGCCCTCCGCTAACAGTCGTATTGGCCGTAGCCGTGGTCGAAAGCCGCATGATGTTATTCTGCACGACTTCATCGAGTCTGACCTGTACTTTGCCAGCCCAATCCCTGTCGGCCACAGTGGCGATGTCGATGACGATAGGGGCCGTATGCCGCAGAGTGAACGTGACATTACGACGCACGACTCCTGCAGCAGGCGCCGGCAGAAGAGCGAAAATCTCTGTCCCCGGGGCCCCTGCATCAGTGACGGATACCACCGAACCGTACTCGTTGACTTCGACATCATACTGTCCCCAAGCGTATGTTCCCGCCGGGACTTCGAGTATTCGGTTGATGTTGAACACCAGGTTCTTCGTGTCGAGCTGGACATCGAAGCCGCCGAACCGGTAGGTGCCCTCCAGACCATGGGCTGGTTTGGCGATGCCGATAGTAGCGATTCCGGCCTTCTGCTCCACCTGCACGTCGATGCCGTACCCTGCGGCTATCCCATTGATACCAGAGGCCCCGGGGTCATCGTAACTTTCGAGATGCCCGAACTGGTCGAACGTCATCCCATTGATGGTGCCCTGGTATCCGCCGGTAGCATGAGAAATCTTGAGGGGGTCTTTTCCTGTCCCACTACCAGCCACTTCGACACCGGTATTCCCGGCTTTGACCACGAAGGCCTCGGTAGAGATGTTCGCAGCTACGACAAAAGGGTTCCCGGACGTACCATCGCCGGAGACGGTGACATTGTCCCCGCCTCGGATGTTGCACCGCACAAGTGGGCGGCCCACAGTATCGCACTGGTAGAGATTCCCAGCAGTCGCAGACGGGTTACAGAGATTGCTCTCTTCGGCATCCCCGGAAGCACAGTCAGCGGGAACCTGGGAGCAGGGTGGGGCGACGTAGAGCGGGAGGTCAGCTTTCTCGACACCGACAATGCAGCCACCTGAGACGACGACTTTACCATACACCCCATCAGCCGGGGGATTGCCAGGTGCTACTTTGACACAGCGCCCATCAGACCACATACGCCCCCCAAAGGGGAGGCATATTTCCCACACTGGGCAGTCCGCAGGGGCACCGGGAGTCACGACATCTACTGGTTCACAATTCGCCGTAGGGCGGGGGGTACATTTGTTGGTCATGGCAATACCTCGTGTGTCAGTGATACCGTAAAGCACCGAGAAAGAAAAGCACGGTACTTGACACGTCTGCGGAATCGTGGTTGGATGTCCTCAAGGGACAGGAGTGGTGCATCTCTCCATTGCCGCCGAAGTCTGGTCGCCAGAAAACCAGGCATCGAAAATACCAGGGAAGAGGCCCCCGGCGGAAACGCTGGGGGCCTCTTGACATTTCCAGGCCTGGATGATTGTATAGAGCCATGCTACGCTCGTTTCGGTCTCCTAATGGTGCAGGGACGGGCCGCCTTCCGTAGTCGCCGAATTGGCAGAGGAAGTAGGCTTTACAGACTGGCGCAAGGAAGGCGGTCCGTCCCTGCCCTGGGGGGCAGATACCCGGCCCATAACGGGATACGAGACGCTGCAGTGAATCAGTCAAGCCCGCTACGCTGTCTTTACTGCACGCTGGCATACGGACATCATCTCATCCTGAAAAGCAAAACCCCGTCGCGAGACGGGGTTTTGCCGTTTCTAGGGCCTACAGCGCCCGACCAAAATTCATCTTCACGATACCGCGCTGTTTCCGCAACGACCGATTCACAGCAGCGCGCCCGAGCATCCTGTTGTACTCATTGTACAACTCGCCGCCGACCTTGAGGTTTGTCCACGGCCGGCCAGTAATCAGCATGATGCCGGCCCTGGTCCCCATGATGAGCGTAGGGAACAACTCATCCCGAAAAGCAGCCGGCAGCACGCAGGCCGTAGGCGCGGGCACCACCGACATGTCCACGGCCACGACGCCCCCCTGGTTGAGGTGCAGGGTAAGGACTTCCTCGTCAGGGTCATACCAGGCTTTGTCCCCCGCAGCACAGCACAGATGCTCCGGTGCAGAGAACGACCTGGGGACCTGGTGCGAACCGCACTCCTCATTGCCTGTCGGGATGTGCCGCAACCCTGTGATAGCGACCATGGTCATGCCATCCGGGGATTTCACAGCGTAACGGGTGACTCCGGGCTGGAGCGTGATGCGGACGCGCCTATGGATAAGAGGGGCGCGCCGGCACATGTCCGTCGCAGTACGCAACAGGTAGTAGTCGAACAGCTCGACAGGAAGGTCGGGCCACTCGAAGCGCAGCTCGCTGTGGAACTCACTTAGCGGGACTGTCGGGAACGGCTCGTAGACGACCATCTTCTCTCTTCTCCATGGTCTGGCGGGCTATCTCGTGCTCCAAGAGTTTGAAGTACGTTTGCTGGTGAGACAGCGCCAACTGAGTGATGGTGCTGTTGTTCTCCGAATCCATGGACAGGGCCCTGTACAGCATCCACTGCTTGACCATGGCCACCAGCCTATTCGGCACCTCCAGCACCTCAGAATGTCCATCAGGCTCCACGTAGCTTTCGAGCAGCACATAATGCGGCTTCGTATCTGCCGGAGACACTGGCGGGTACACGCGGAACATCGAGCTGTCCGTCGTGCTGACGCTGTAGCTGGTGAGGGGCCCGCCTGCATGGCAGCGAGAAGGCCCCCCACCCCAGGTATTCGCCTCGTCGTCCATGACCCGCGAAAGGGACCGCAGAATCTGCCGCCCATCCGCCGTGGTCTCACCCAGGATACGCACTATTTCGGCATCACCGCCGCTGACGATGGCCTCCTGCCACCGATTACCGGGCTCAACACGCACGACATGCCGCGCGAGGAACTCATCCCGGAACTGATGACTGAGCGTAATGACAGCTTCGGACAAGTACGACTGCAACTGCGACACAGGCCAGCGTGTGTACTCGTAGCCTGGCTCCTGGTCGTTGAGGTCGACAGAGACCTCCCGGATGATATGCGAGGCCAACATGACAGTTAATCCGAAAGCTGGGCCAGGAGCGGAGCCATGTCCTTCTCCATGCCCTCGTAGTATGCATCCAGAGCCTGCGCCCCGAAAGGCATGTCAGAAGACTTCGGCTGCATGGAAGCCACGGGGGTGTCCTGCCGGTAGGTATCCGTGACGGACTTGGCGTGCTGCAGCACGGACGAACGTGCCTGAGCCATCAGCTCATCCCGTTCCGCGTCCGTGTATTCCTCCGGGTTCACCGTACCCATCCACGCGGTAGGGTCAGTGTTCCCGTCGGCGTCGCAGCACTCCATGATGTCGCGCTGCTCCGCCAGGATGTCATTCCAGGGCAGAACGAGCCCTGTGATTTTGTTCCGCAGATGGGACGAACGGGGCAACGGCGGGTGCGTATTCTGCGCGCCAGCTCGTTGCATCGCGGCCTGCCGCAAGGCGAAGTCCTGTTCGTTGAGGATGCCCTTCAAATCCACACCGGCAACCGGTGTAGGCGTGTATCCCGTGACTTCCATGCTCGCTCTCCTTGATGTTTCGCCCTTACTTGGGCGCGCGCTTGAAGGCGCCTTCCACGTCAGTGCCGAAACCGGTACTGGTCATCCGCATCCCCATGATAGTCTTGCGGGCGGCTTCGGAGCTGTTATTCATGTCCTTGGTCGGTCCGGTCTGGGCGCGGAACCGGGGGGCAAACGTCTTGCCCCCCGACACAGCGTCCTTGGAGGCCGGACCCGTCGCCTTGGTGTTGGCCACGTTAGCCATGGTGTCCTCCTTGGATGAGAGGTTAGCCGACCTGCGTAGCGCCCTCGAAGGCGTGCAGCTTGGCCGACATGTAGACAGCGATGTTGGACTTCCAGATGGCCTGGATTTTCTCGGGGTCGCCGGCCACGATTTTGTAACCCAGCACGACGGCGCCATAGTAGTCGTCAGCGCCGCCCGTGGCCTTGCCATGCTCATCACGCTTCACGATGTTGTGGCCAAACGTACACGGCGCGGCCTGGGCCAGCTTGGTGTCGACCGTCACGCCGGTCACGTTATTGGCTTCGCCTTCCACCTCGGCCGTGCTGGTCGCCGACATGGCGGGCATGAGCGGGAGGAAGCCCCACAGGGTATCGCCTTCTTCGGGCGTGCCCAGGGGGAACTGCGTGATACCAGCCGCCGTGACAGCAGCATCGAACTCGGCGTTGTCTTCGTACTTCCAATCGTTCGTAGCGAAATCCCAGGACACACGTTGCGCGATGGGTTTGATGTAGACCCCATCCAGCAGCTTGTCCGTGGTGACGACTTCGTAGTGGATGGCTTCCACGTACGACCGCAGCGGGACCCAGTTCGTCAGGATGATGTCGTTGACGTTCGCCAGCCCCTGCAGGGCGCTCTGCATCCACTTGTGGCCGTAGGTATCACCAAGGTTCGGCACCAAAGGGAAATGGAGGTTGAGATAGCCCTGGCCGTAGGCCGCGTCCGCGTGGGAATCATACGGGGGGGTGGCATCCAGATGGGGGGCGTCGAACGGAGGCTTGAACTGCGACCAGTCACCGGCACAGAACCAGCCCTTGAAATCGGGGCTGCCGCCCCGGAACATGCTGATAGTAGCCATGATATGCCTCCTAGTTGATGGCGTCGAACGTCCAGTAGCCCATGGCCAGAGCATCGGGGTAGATGACTTCCGCACCCCAGGCCACCAGATACTGGTAGCGCACGCCGAAGCTGTTGGGGTCGCTGGTGTTGAGTCGGGCCTCGATGATGTTGGAGGCATACGCAGTAGCCTCCTTGTGACCGGCCATGATGAAGAAGCTGAGGGCGCCGCTCTCGTCCATGCGCACCGGGACGTGGATGGACTCGATGGCGGTGAAGCCCATCAGCGGGTGGTTCCACATACCGGACACGATGCCGCCGCACTCGCAACTCCACAGGGAGTTGGAGTAGTTGGACATGGCCAGATACGTGCGCAGCACCGGGGGGACGATAATGAACATCTCGCCGTCCACCCAACGCTTGGACTCGATGAGCACGCGCTGCAGGTCGGCCAGGACTTTGGGCAGGTTCTGGGGAGTTACGTGCACGGGATGCCCGGGCGTACCCAGATTCACGTCATGGTTTCGGCCAGCAGCACCCAGAGAAGTCACCGGGGAGACCTGAGCCATCATGCGGCCCAGGACGTAGCGACGCATAGCTTCCACGTACGACTGGTACATGGATTCCAGCAGCTTCTCCTCGAAGGAGCTCCAACGCTCGCAGGCCATCTTGATGTCCGTGGTATCGAACTTGATGTCCTGATACCCGAGGTTACAGATGGTCAGACAGCGCGCATCGGTACTCACCGTGCTGGGTACGAGCTGCTGGTTTTTCTGGTAGCTGCGCAGCGGGCCGACTTCGGGGGCCTGCATAATCTGGATGACCTGGTTACACCGGGTAACAGGCTCCAGCAGCTCAGAGGCCGTGATGCGGGGAAGCCAGTCTTCTTCATAAATACGGGACAGGATGAAGTCACTGTACCCGACCCGGGCGAGAGGGGTGGCCTCAATCCCCGGATAGCCGCTTGCACTGGGGTAAATAGGCATAGACTCCTACTCCTATTGTGCGGGGTTTGCGGCGCGCCATTCCTTGAGCATCTCGCGATACTGGTCGGGCGTGATTTGCCGCGTTTGCATGAGATTGTTCAGGTCCGCCAACGTGTACGTCACCGCCGGCGCCGGGGCAGCAGGGGCTACACTGCCTGCCGCAACCTGGACAGGGGCCACAGTAGTGATAGCGTCACCTTGGGGGGCACGCTGTTTGAAGCGGCCCACCATGTCGATGACGTACTTCGCATTCCCAGCGTTGAACTCTTCCGTGGCAAGCTGGTCGCGAGTGCGGCTGCTCATGCCCTCGGGCTGCTGCAGGAAAGCGCGAAATTCGGGGTCCTGGTAAAGGGAGAAAAAGTCGGGATGCACCCGCAAGATTTCATCCCTGAGCTGCTGCGCACGAAGCTGCTGCATATTCTGACTGTTCGCGGTCGCGCTCTGCTGCAGAGCAGCGCGCTGTGCTGCGAGCTCCTGCTGCATCGCATCAATAGAAGCGTGCATGGCATTGGCGGCAGCCGCAGCAATACGCCGTGCGTCGTTAGGGTCCACGGTCTCCAGGTCCCCCAACGTAGCGTCCTGGGCGAGCGTATCGGACAGGGCGCGCTGCTGCTTGTCCAGTTCCCACTCGCGCTGCTGCTGCCGCAGCACCTGCAGGTCAGCGTTACTTTTCTGGAGTTCGGCCGTCAAGGCATCCCGTTCCGCCAGAAGCTGCTGCCGCTGCATCTCAAGCTGCTGACGCGCCATATCATACGGATACGGAGGCGCAGGCTGGGGCGCAGGTTGGGGCGCAGGCTGGGGAGTCGGCTGGGGAGTCGGCTGGGGAGTCGGCTGGGGCGCAGGCTGGGGCGCAGGCTGGGGAGTCGGCTGAGGAGTGGGCTGCGGTGCAGGCTGGGGGGTAGTCGCAGCAGCTTCGGATACCGCGTAACTTTCACGGAACCGCTGCGCCATATGCGGCACCTTCGCAAAGGCCGCCTGCGCCTGGGCGGAATCGTTAAGGGTCTGGGACATTGTTTGCTCGCCTCCTAATGGTATTGTTTCAGCGTCTCGATAATATCCTGCAGCATGTCGCAGCGTCCGACTGACACGCACCCGGCACGTACCTTGGTCTGGTCAAGCAAAGCTGCGACAGCAGTACGTTCGCACGTGGCCCGCTCTGCTTCCAGGGCTTCCACGAAGAGGTGTTCGAGCGCGGCGAAAGCGCCCTTATTGGACGCTAACGTCTGCAGAAGGTTATCGGCAGGGGTATGCTTACCCCTGATTGCCAGAAGTCGGGACATACTTCAACCCGGTAATGGTGTCCCGCACCGAGGGGGACTGTTGCTGACCGTTGCTACGGGCCGGATGGATAGCGCCACCAGGCCGACCGCTACCGACAACGGACGGAGGAGGCGTAGGACGAGAGGGACGATTACCACCGCAACGAGGGCAACCCATATTAACCTCCAAAGCGCATGCCCATGATACCAGAGTACACCCGGCCATGGGCAGGATTACGGCGCCGGCATGCGTCTTCGCGCAGGCGCCTCATGTTAGTGTCGAACAGGTCAGAAGCGGCGGCCTGTTCCGGGGTCACAGTAGCAAGCGGGTTGTTGGCCAGGGTCATGTTCGTGTCACGAGCCTTCTGTTCCGCCTGCTGCTCACGTCGCATCATTTCTTCCCAGGAGGGTTCGGAAGGGGCCGGGATAGCAGCCATATGCGCCTCCTAGTACGCGGGGACGGCCTTGCCGCCAATGCTGACCCAAGCCGTCGGGGACCCCAGCAAAGTCCTGCGGTCGCCAACAACCATGGTACCCAGCGTTTCGCCATCGGCAGCGGCAGGGGCGTTAGCGGCAGACACAGTGCGGGCAGCATCAATCGCATCGGCCAGAGCTTTGAGCTGCGCCGGGGAGAGGCTGGCGAGGGCACTGGCAATCGTCATAGCCGAAGCCGCGTCCACAGAGCGCACCGACACGATGTCAGAGCTCTCGATGCTGCCACCAGAGAACCTGCTGTTGATGATGGTCGAGTCGCTCACCGTAACATGGGTGAGCGTCCCCCCATCCATAAAATCTACAGAGCCACAACCCATAGCGGGAACCTCCTACTGGAAGAAAATGTCGCGCACCTGCGGCGCAAGCTGGGCCACATCGTATTGCTCGGCATACACCTGGGCCGTACCAACAATCGTGCTATCATTCAGCTCAAGCTGGTAAACCCCAGGGACACCGATGGCTTTGACACAGTCGCACTTATCGAGAGACCAGGTACAACCGTTGGAAACGACATCAATGTCGGCCGCGAGCTCGCTGCGGATATTACCGAAATCCAGCAACCAGTCGCACCCAGACTTTTTAGCCACGGGCAGGGCGCCACCGAACTCATGCACCAAACGCCGCACGCACGCACGCGCCGGTGTACGCGGCTCGTTTTCCACCTGGAATTTGAACCTGGGGAAATTCGCAGCCCACAACACGATGACCTTCCCGGGAGCGACCGAGAAGACCGAAGAATAGACAGAAGTGTTTTCCGGGCTCCACAGAGGGACACTCATAGCAAACTCCCGATGATGTACCCGATGAGGCCCCCATACAGGAGCCCACGAACCGTATTGCAACAGATGCAGTCGTTCTGCTTGAAGGGGAACAACCACACCTTGTAGAAGAAATCATAGACCTTATTCGCGGGTTTTTCAATGTCCGAATCGTACAGCCAACCGTGACAGAAATTCACGTTGTTGCAGAACCACGCCACGAACTTATACGCCCACGTCCCCGGCTTGGGTTTCGGGGTATCCCACAATTCCATTACGCTTCACCTCCTGTGACATCAGCAACAACACCGGCCCCAGTAGGTGACGCCGGCATGGGTGCGGGGTTCGGATTGTTCCCAGCACCAACAGGCATGTCCATGGCCCCAAGCACGGCATCAGGGACGCCCATCGAGCCGAGGAGCTTCTGCAGGCTCCACGAGAGCACGGGGGCTATGTTGATATTCTGACCCAGGGAACTGGCAGCAGCCCCGACAACTTGCAGAATCTCCATCGCCGACTGCTTCTCCATCTCCTTCTGGAGGAGGCCTTCGGCGCCCTTGGTGATGATTTGGGAATCCCCCTTCACGCTCATATCCTTGGCGTACAACATGTTCATGTTGTAGAGCAGGCTACCCAAAGGCTGGAAAACCCCGTAGGCGATGTTGTCCGTCGCGGCGTGCAACGCCTTAGTGGCGTTCCCCTGCAGCATAGACATACCACGGAAAGTGCGCATCGCGCCGGACCCGACAGCTTCCCCGTGCAGGGCTGCAGGAATATTGGTCACACGGTCGGCGAGCTGCATGAACATCTCCATGAGCTGCGCGTACGCCGGAATGTTGGATGGGATATGCGTGAAACGGAACGCCGGGGTGTTGGAGTTCCCCAAGTCTGAATCGGACAAGTACATGCCCCCGGGCACGAGCTGGCCGATTTCCCCTTCCCCCAGGTACGCTGAGATACGGCGGTAATCGGCTTCGCAGATAGGAGCCGACGCATTGGCCGCATTGCGCAAAAGATACATGAGGCTGGCAAGGTAGGCCCGCTCGATGTCGCGAAGACGCTGCGCGATGCCATCCCCAGCGATACGGTCCCCGCCGGTCTTGTAGAAGCTCGCGGTGTAGACCGGGCGGGTCTGCATCTTCGGGTCGGAGAAGACCCGCACCTCGATGACGCGCCCAGCCACAAGGGAAATCTGGCAGTTGTAGAACTCAGACGCCGTGAGCCCCTTGATGTCATATTTCTGTAGCTCACGGCCAGACATGAGCCCGTAATGCGTGAGGACCTCGATAGGGCTCACATTGGACGACCACAACGCCATATTGCGCTGGGCCGCATCCGGGGACCTGGACAGCCAGCTCAGGTTGAAATCTGGGCTGGAGTCGGCGTCTCTCAAGACATCCAGAATCGTCTTGGAAATGTATCCCGGCAGCATGGCGGCATTCATCAGCTCCCGCCGTGTCCACAGCGTCCGGGTGAAAATACACGTCCCACGCTGTGTATCCGGGCTGTCGGGAGAGTACACGAAGTCGAACGGGCTGATAGCCCGGAACGTGGGGAAGACCTCCGTGCTGATACGCGGCTTGTTTCGTCCCCAGACAAGGCGCGGGGCCCGGGTGATGTACGGGCCAGCGAATACTGCATAAGGATATACCGGGAACCACTGGAGGAAATCGGTCAGTGCCCGCGTGAAACCGCCCTCTGCACACTGGTCCTCCATCAGAAGCAACATGGCATCAGCAGACTTCTTGGCCTTTTCCTGCTCGCGCTCCATCATTACACGTTTTTGCTGGCGTATCGCTTCGATAAGGAGCGCCGGGTCGCCGCCGAAATTGGTCTGCTGGAGCTCGCGCTTTACCGCCTGGAACACCTCATCTTTGGCGACAGGCGAGATGTCCGGGCGAGGCGTAGGGATAATCGTCCAGGGGAGTGCTGCGTCACCACGGCTCGTAAGAGCGTCGTTAAGGTAGGAATTGGCGATGTCAGATTTCAACGCAGTGAGGTTGATGTAAACGTCGACGCCGAGCTCGTCCGCGCGCTTTTTGGCATCACACGACATGATGCCATTCTGCTGGTTCCAGCAGTTCTCCAGCACATCACGCAGAGGGCGCCCGTTCACCAACTCTGCAGACTGCCAGGCCACGGCCCCATTGAACCGTTCCATAATGGCATCTGCCAGAGGGTCCTGCGCTTTGGCAGGGATGTCCTCGATTTCCAGCATCCATCTGATTTCATCGCTCATGGTTTCCCCTTACCAAGTCCAAATATGTACGTCAATCACACCAGGCGGGCCAGGGTGCTACGCCGCTGCACCAAACGGTCTCGAACTTGATGGGCCGTCTGGTCCCCGTCTTGCTCATCGCCCCGCATAATCATCAGGGCTGCGTACTGGAGGGCGTCGTGGACATGGCTCGCGTCGTTCTTTTCTGGCGAGGGTGTGTACACAGCCCCCATCGTACCACTAGCACGCAGCTTGCGGTACCGGTACTCGTGGATAAATCCTCGTATGAGCATCTGACATCTGGGGTCAATGAGCAGGCCACCGGTCCGCTGATTGAGCATGTGCTCCACAGTCTGGATACGAACCTTCGGGTTATTGGACAGCTCAGTCACAGCGTTGATGCCCACATCGGCGAAGCGCTCTTTGGGTGTCACCGCCTGCCAAGAGTCGCGCGTATTGCTCGGGTCAATGGCAGCGACAACAGGATTGGTACTGTACCGCTCCCGCAGCAGGGGGACCAACATGCCGTAGAGGAAATTCTCAAACCCCTCGTTGTCAGCGTACAACTCATCCAAGACACACCACCGCCCCTGCAAATTCTGGAGCACCACAGCGGCAGGATGGATGCCAGACTGGTCCACCCCGATGACGACGGGATGGAACGGCCTGGGCTCCAATGGCGTATCCGAGACGTGGTAGGACTGGTTGAAATTGGAGTAGACCGGCTTGCCGTCGATGATGGGGACATCCAGCATGCAATACTGGTTGTCCACGATGTCTGTCCGGCCGGTCTTCAACAGGGCATCAATCTGGTTACGGTAGTACCGCATCCCCTGCTGCTCCGGGGTGAAGTCTTCCGGGTCTCCTTCCTCCTTGGCCCCGAGGTTGCGCAGGTTCTCTGCGTCCGGGTTAATCTCGTACGTCACCTGACCCATGGCGTCGACTCTCTTGAACGCCGCCGGCGGCTGCCGAAACACGGCCCAGTTTGGCTCCGGGTTCCGTATGTACTCATCCAGCCAAGAGTCAGGCTCAGGCTGGTTGAAATCCATGATGGTACCACCCCAGGAGATACCCCCAAGGTCTTGGGGTGGAAAACGCCCGATACGCCCGGTCACAGCGTTGTACACCTCTGGAGTGCAACCCGTGGCCTCGTTCATCCATGCATAGGTCCAGTTGGCCGAGCGAAGCTTCGGGGCATCATCCGCTGTTTTCAAAGCCCACAGTTCCAGCTCCAGAGAAACCTTCGTGCCGTCCGGCAGCGGGATGAGGTAATACCCCTTCACAGGAGAGCCTGAACTCGCGATAGTGCCGCACTCAGGCGGGAGGACTTCCAGCAAAGAACGCCGAGTCGTGGAGAGGAGTTCCGGGTACGAGGACCGCACCACGCCGACACGCACATATCGTACACCATCCGGGGCCGGGTTCTGGGCGCAGGCGTATGCCAACACGTCCACAGCGCAAGCGCATGATTTGCCTGAGCCGTAAGGGCCCAGAATCATTTTGAGATACTTGTCACAATTATGCAACTGCAGGCCCGTGGGGCTAGGCACGTAATTGAACATCGCGCCCTCCTAGTTCGTCGGCAAGCAGTGGGCTACCTTGGCCACGCCTTGCGGGAGCGGGAGTGGGACGGCCACATTAACTTGAGTGTTCACCTGCGTGGCCTCCTTAGTATCGAGCAGGCCCGCAGATTTCATCATCAGCTCCAGGAGCTTGAGTGCGTCCTTGTTCTCCAGGAGTCCCTGGTGAGCATCCCGGAACATTTTCTCTAGGAGGGCCTGGGACAACGTCATAGCCCGGTATCTGGCCCCAGCCTTGCTGCCCTGCTCTTTGCACTCCGCCAGGCTCTGCTGGAACAAGAGCTGGAAATGGGGCACGAGCAGAATGGCCTTGAGCGATTCTGGAGTCAGTCCGTACTCTCGATAAATAGCCGACAAGTCAATGGGACTGTCGGGGGTCTGCATAATCGCCAGGTCGCGTGCCAACGACGGCCAACGAAACTGGGTACCAATGATGTCATTCATGCTCGCCTCACATACGAAAAAGAGGAGGCCTGCGCCTCCTCTTTGGGGTCCGACATTGTGTCGAAAAAGCGCATCCGCGCTTATTTAACGTCGGCAGCCGGGGGGCTGTCAACCTGACTCGCAGCCACAATGGCCGTGAGCTGAGTAGCAAGCCGCTCCAACTGCGCGAGACTGGGAAGCCTCTTCTGCATGGCCAGCGCCATGGCCCAGGGCATAGCTTCTTGCATAGCGTCTTCCAGCAGACGCGCAGCCGTGGGATATGTCTCCATAAGCTGGTCCGCGTTCAGCCGAATCCGCTCGTAGGCCTTGTTTTCAGAGGCCATACGCTACACCTTCGTATCCGACCCGGACTGGCCCACGGGCTGCGGCGCCGGCTTCTTCGGCTGGGCATCAGCCGCATTCTGGGGCTCAGAAGCGTGTGTCAAGGGTTCGAGCAAAGTGCGGCTCCACATTACGGTTAGTTTCGCAGCAGCAGTCAGAGATGAGCTGCTTGGTGGTGCAGCAGCAATCCTTCTGGCTGGACACGATGTCGAACGTGTTGCGCATGCCCTGCACTTCGTTGGCATGGGTAGCCGTGAGCTGGGCGATGGTGTTGTCTTTCTGCTGGAGCTGACCCTGGAGACCGGTGGTCAGGACAGCAGCTTCGGTACGGCTCTGGCCCTGAGCGAGCTGGGCCGCCACATTCTGGACAGACGAGATGGTACGACCAAAGCCTTCGCAGAGCTGACCACCCAGATTGGCGACCTGCATAAGCTGGTCACGGCCGATGGAATCCACGTCAGAACGCATGGTAGTCAGGGACTCCATCACGTACTGGTTGCCATTGGTGCCGCAGCAACCACCACCGCAGCAGTTACCATTGTTCCAATTGCCACCACGACCCCAGGCAGAACCCACAGCGCCACCGATGGCGCCACCGATGAGGGCGCCGCCCTAGTTGCCCATGCCGTTGTTGTTGCCGCTGATGTCGAAAGTAGGCTGGAGACCGTCCATGAGAAAAACTCCTTGTAAAATGTGGCGATGGCTCGAGAGCAATGCTCGAGCAGGTCTATATAATCAGCGGGAAATCTGCTAATTTACACAGTGAAGCGAACGAGGGCCGATACATAAGACTGGTTCGTCATACCAGTGACAGTCAGTTTCACGGCCTTGCCTTTAAACGCACCAAGCGCCTGCGGGGAGCCATTCAGCGTAATGGAGTTGGTACCAGATTCCAAGCTCAACAGCACCTTCAAACCTGCAGTACCAGCACCATTGGCTTCGATGTGGCTGAGAGCGACATTGTTCCAGTCGTTCGCCAGGACTGTGTGGATAACTTCATCAGAAAAGGCGAAATACAGTGGGAGAACGACAAAAGCGGAGGGCATCTGTGCGGCCAACCAATCCTGGTCGACCTGAATCACACCCTCTTCGGTAATGGTGATGCCTTCCCCAGCAGTCAGCGACCCACCGAGGGCATCTTCAAGAGCCGTAAGGTCGATTTCCACTGCGATGGAATCGCCCTGCAAAGGAGCCTCTGCTCCGTCATTGAACGTGAGGATACCCCCCGTGCTCTTGAGCAGAAACTTATCGGGAACCGTAGGGTGTCCACCAGCAGTCAAACCGTCATGGACGACTACAACATGCTTATCGGTGTCGACGGTGAGCTCACCGGGGAGGCCCTTGTATGTTTTATGCTGGGCAGTCGTCCCCCTGAACTGCTGGATAGGACTGGAGTTGTTTCTCGCCATGTGTATATACCTACCTCTTTACATACTGCGTTAGGAGGGGACGTATAGAAAACTACCCTCTCGAACAAGAGGATGCAGCCGTGGGACTTTCCTCGGCTGCACCCATGGCGAAACGCTTAGGCGTCCATGGTGCCGTAATCGGAATAGACCATCAGCTTGCCATTGTCGCACTGAATCTGATTGCCCGCAGTCTTGGAAATCATGGCGCAGCCCAGAGAACCGCCCGGGTTGTCTACCATACCGTTGACGATATTCTTGACCGGGGTCTTGAGGCCATTTTCAGTCAGCAGCGCACCCTTGTCAGTACCGGTCTTGATGACGTTACCGGCATTAGCAGACACGACCTTCACGGACAGCTTGCCGTCGGCACCGGCCTTGATAGCGTTGCCAGCGTCGGAAGAAATCGTGTTGGTGAAATCCACCACGATGTTGCCACTTTCATCGAACTTGATACCGGTACCCAGCTTGGCAGAGATGGTATGACCGGCAATGGTGATACCCTGACCGGCGGTGTACACGTCCACGAGGTCGGTCACATCCACATAGGTGTCGGCCACGGAACCATCGGACAGGGCCCAGATGAAGTGCAGGTACACACCGGATTTCAGGCCCACCTGGGGCGTGAAGCTGACAGTGCCGCTGACCGTGGTACCGCTGACAGCGAACGGGACAGAGGCGGACGACGTGTCATCGAACGTCACCGTGGCCGGGCTGGAACCACCTTCCACGGTCTTGTCATCGCCGTTGAACACAGCACGCACAGCAGCGACCGAGGTGCCGCCTTCGGCCAGCTCAGTGGCGTATTCGGCGCTACCGGCGGAACCCTTGGTGGTCGTCACCTGGACACCCACGGCATCAGACCAGGTGCCGTTCTGGTCACGGAAAATCAGGGTCAGGTGGTAGTCACCTTCGACCTCTTCACCGCCAGCATCGGGCTTGCCATTCGTCAGTTCAACACCCTTGAGCACGGAAGTGCTGGACGGGATGGTCACGTTGGCGACTTCGGTGGAACCGTCATGGCCGATGAGTTTCAGCTTACCGGAGGGCTGGTCGTAGGTCATGCTGAGGTCAGCAGCGACCTTGCCCTCGGCGTCGTGCAGAATCTTGTCGCCTGCGCGGATGATGAGGTTGGCGTCAGGAGCCTTGGCATACAGCTTATTGTCAGTACCCACGGACAGACCGTTGTTGGCGTCGGTGGACACCAGGTCGGTAGCCAGGGAAGTCATGTCCACAGTGAGCGCCACATCGCCAGCGAGAGTGCCCTCGGCGGAGCCGTTCACTTTCAGGTGGGCGTCGCCCGTAATCTTGCGGTCTTCGCGTGCCATAGGCACGCCACCAGCGGTAGCGCCGTCGTGGACGACCACAACCTTCTTATCGGTATCGACAGTCAGTTCGCCGACTTTGCCAGTGTACGCGGCGTGCTGGGCAGTCGTACCACGGTACTGCTGGATAGCGTCGGGAGTTTTGCGAGCCATAATTTAGCACCTTTCGAAGTTGAGTGTTATATATGCACCGATACACTACCGTGTCATCGGCATACCCCCTCTGTCAAGCGGCGTGTACGCACCCTTGTCCGTACCGGCCACGAGCAGGTTGTCCCTGTCGGCGGACACGACCACGACTTTGAGCTTGCCGTCAGCACCGAGCCGCAACACGTTGTCGCTGTCGGAAGACAGCAGCTTGGAACAGTCGATACCGAGCGAACCGTCGGGACGTACCACGAGCGGGTCATCAGCGCCACCTTGACCGATATTGATAACGAGGTTATTGTCCTTGAGCGCCAGACCGGCACCGGGAGAGACGCCGATACCGCCCACAGGGTCACACTTGATGGCCCCCTCGGGGTGGAGCTTCACAGACACTTCCCGGCTGGCGCTGATGTCAATACCACACCCGGCCCTGTAGATGTCGACAAGAGCCGACACATCCACATAGACATCCTGCACAGTACCGACAGCCAGTGCATACACGAAGACCAGATAGGTTCCCGGAATGAGCCCAACTCCAGGCTCGAAAATGACTTCAAGCCGCGTGGCCTCCGGCGTCACGACGATACGGGTGCCGTCAGCAAACTGGAGTGCTGCAGTACCGTCGATGAAAAACTGCTCTGCCGTCTGCCCGTTGAAAATACCGCGAACCCGGACAGCACCCATGCCCGCCGCAGACTCGATACTGGTCGACACGGCTGCGCTTTTATGCGTCCGCACCGTGGCCGGGACAGGGTCGCCCCAGACGCCATCGGCCTGGGCGAACATGAGAGAAAAGTGGTAGTCGCCCTCGATGTCCTCACCGCTCTCACTGGGCATACCATCCACGAGGTAAACACCCTTGAGCGAAGAACTTGCTCCGGGGACGCGGACCGTGGAAATCACAGTCTGACCATCATGGCCCAGGATGTCGAGCTTGCCGGTATCAGGCGAATACGCCAGCGAGAGCCCGGAGGAAATGCGCCCGTCCTTGTCTTCGTACAGGATAGCATCGCCCCGATTCAGGAGGTCATCCATGGACAGGTACACGCCCTTGTCAGAACCGGGATGTACCAGGTTCCCCTCATCCTGAGAGATGACGGGGAGATTGTCCTGGATGTTTTCCTTGGTCAGAATGATTTTTCGGTCGACAGGGTCGATGGTCAACAGATTGGTGTGTCCATTGGACAACATGTCGTTAGGCGTGAGCTTCGCCCCGCCATCACTTCCGACCGTGACCAGGTTATCAGTATCCGCAGAGACCACAGTCTGGGAAACAAACAGCCCGTTGTCGCTACCGAGCTTCAGCTTGTTTCCGTCATCTTTGGAAATGAGCCCATCAGCCGTAGCGGACATATCGGGGACATACATCTTGCCCCCACGCACTTCCAAAGCATTCCCCTTTTCAGAGGAAATACAATCACTGGCATAAACGGCCAGTCCATCAGGGGCGTGTTTCAGCAGATTCGGGGCCCCAGAAGAATCCGCACCATCCAAAGGAATGGCCGATACGTCGACGAACTGCCCATCAGGAAGTTCTGTGAATTGCTTATTCGCCGCGTCGCGAACAATGGGGCGCTTCATAGGTTTCGTCGCCATTGGTGTCTCCTTTACACCCGCAACAAGTCATCATGCATCGGGCACAGTCAGACTGGAAAGGGCATTGCTGTTTATGCTGCTCACGCTGCGCTGGCGTCATCTTTTTACGCAGCTCGTTAATGTCTGCTCCGTCCATCATGTCGATGAATTTATACCCAGATTTCCACCGTATAAGTGCGTCAACAGCTTTCATACCCCCAGCAGAGAGAAAAATCGTGACGCCGAGGTCCGTTTCAGGAGACCGTGTAAGACCGAAAAGAGGTAGGCACAATGTCACGCCTACGGCCACAATCGCCATAAATGCGCTGGAAAACAGGATATTGAAAAAAATGCTGCAAAAATCTCGATGTAGATAGCTGCGCTTCACGCCATGCCAGCCCTGGTACATAGCAATGACGAAGGCGCCTGCAATGAGCGGCCACAACTCAACAAGTAGATTCAAATAGGTACTACTGCGCCCTGTGATGGTGTCAGGAGAAACAGGAGGGATACTCATAAGTTGCGGACCGGACATAGTTTGTTTACCACGACATGGCCATGACTTCGCCGTAGCTGGACCGACGAACCAGACCACCCACGCGCTTGAATTTCACAGCCCGCTCATCTTCGCGCCCGCGCACAATGGCCACATGAATCCACCCTCCAGGGAGATTCTCTGCGATGAGTTCGGTGTAAGGAAGATTCTCTGCGATAAAAGAAAAGATGTCCCGCAAAGGCACCCCTGCAGAAACAGGCTCGATGTCAGCAGCCGCACCAGAACAATGATGGGAGGTTTTGGAAGAGCCGGGAATGGCACGATTCAGTGCGGCACTACGATACCCGGAAGTCACCCGAATAGGACCGAACCGGTCTCGCACAGGCTGCAAGACAGTTCTTGCCAGATACTCCATATTGTCCCAAACATCCGGGTCATCGGGAATATTCTGGATACCCTCACGCACCGCAGTGTCCGAGTGCAGGAGCTCTTCATAGGTGAAATTCGGGGCCCCGGGAATAGGTCCATATCGCATAACGGGCAACCTCCTAGAAAAAAGCGGACGGCGTGCTTTCCAGGGGTATCCTACCGGAAAGACGCACTCGCCCGCTCTTTTGTCTTACTACAACCGGGTGTCCCCGGTGTCAATATTCGTCAGGATGCTTCAGCAACGCTTTGAGCTGTTCGACATCTTCGATAGTCACGGAATCCTTTTTCCAGGTTTCGATGATAGCTTGCACCGCAGGGAGCCCGTAGACGGAAACCAGCTCAAGAATTTGCAACACCAGTTTGATGTCGATAGAGTTACTCATGGCTGACCTCCTTCACATCGACACCGAGGTCGATGGCGGCCTTGAGAAGTTCTTGCAGGTCCTTGGTCATCTTATCGACAAGAGCCTTGAGATTGTCGCGTTCCATGGCACCCGGGGACGAAAGCCCCTCAGAAGCCCGCATATAGGTCAGAAGACCGCTGACCGTCACCTGGTAAGCATCGTAATACACCAAGGCGGCATCCTTGAGTTTCTCCCAGTCACCATCCTGAAGTTTGCCCTGCGAATGCATGTCACTGGCAGCAGTCATCACCGTATCATAGATGATGGCGCTGGTCTCCAGCGTTTTGTACGCCGTGAGCGTGATTTCATCCTGGGCCGCGCAGCCCACCAAACTGGCCGTGAGGGCCACGACAATGAAGAAATAACGGAACATGTAAACCTCCTTTTACACTTTTCCGCGTGTGATGACCAGCGGGCGGCCCTTAATCCATCCTTTGTCGCTAAACGCCGTGAGATGCACCTTAGTCCCATCATCAGTAACCAGGTCATACTGGTACGGCGCATTGCCAGGACTGGAAGCATAATACGCCGTATATTGCTTTCCCTTGTATGTCACACGCATACCGTGACGGCAGTCTTCTTCGGTATGGTGAGCATGGAAGTCGTAGTCATTCTGACGCCACTCCTGTCCAGCAGCAAGGACAGGCGTGGTAACAGTGCCCAAATCGACGAAATATTTGGGAGTGCTGCCGTTACAGTCATTTTTGGCAAGTTCGATATGCATGGAGAGGGATGCCGGTTCCGGCGTCATATCCCCGTAATCACTTGCGACATAAAAAGAATCCATATTTACACCTCCTTACAGTCACCAGACGAAACACCCAACACGCCAGAATTTACTTGCATAAAACGACTATACAAGAAATAATACCGAGTGTCCATAATGGTGAACAAGGAGTCTAAATATGGATAGCCTCATTATGCAAGGGTATAAAAGCGGACTCAAAATCGTCCCCACTATCCCTCGCTATGATAACTCCGGTACAGAAAGCACCGACGCCAATTATTGGCCGGTGCCTATTGATAGTGTATTCAGAACTAATTACGGGTTCAACGTCTACACTGGGAATGGTAAACTCGTAACTACGACCGACACGACCAAACGCTTCATTGTTACCGATTACGGCGGATTCACCCCCAAGAACCCGCAAGAATCCTATAGCGCGCAGGAACTCTATAACCTCGTGCTCGACGCCAGAGGCCTCACCAACGGGAAAAACTATGCCTTATCTATCCTGGACAGCACGACAGGGAAATCGGGGCGCGTCATCCTCACCGCGTCTAACACTGCTGCACGTCTCACCTACGCTCTGACACTCCAACTTGTGGATAGCGAAGGTAACGCACTTTCCAGCAAAGCTATCCCGGTGAACAAGTGCGCGTGGCACATCCTCCCCGATGGCGTACACGGCGGTGTCTTCCCCCTCGAACCCAATATCGTCACTCCGGGCATGACACTGGAGGACCCCAGTAACCTCCCCGCACAGGTCTACCTCAAATATGGTCTGTACGTAGCGCCTTTTATGGGGCGCCTGGATGGTGGTGTTTCGGGGGACGTAGCCATCGGTACTGTCGCTCTCCCCGAAGGGTCCTGGGGCGCGAACAGTAACAAAACAGCGGAAATCTCAATATCGGACGTTGCCCTGGATTTCCCTTTCTGGTGCTTCACCGGGTCCGTAGATGCCCTCAAAGAGTTAGGTATCGGACGCTACCGCGCCACTATTGCGGAAGCATGGGCGTGCAAAATAACTCTCCATCGACATCCAAGCATCGCCAACAACATCAACCAAATCACAATCACCACTGACACACCATGGTATATCGGACTCCAGGGGAATACAGACCCCGCCGAATGCCGCCGTGATAATGGCTCGATAGAACCGTAAACATAAAAGGAGGTAACTACAATGCCTGTAACGCTCGCTGGCAAAGTGGCATTTTTCTCTGGTGAATTTGGCGGCAGCGATGGTCGCCGACCCATCGACGCCAAAACCAAAACCCCCAACGAAGACTACGTCCTCTGTGACGGTATCGAAACCAACGGCATCCCCATCCCCGACCTCCGTGGACTGATGATTGTCTGCACCTCTGACGACCACCCGATGGGGGAGACCGGCGGGTCTGATACGGCCACCTTCACCATGGAAGGTACTGTCGGAGACTGCACCCTCACCATTCAGCAGATGCCATCACATGGGCACGGAATTAATGTTCCGACAGAATATAACGGTGAAGGGACTCGCTATCGTCAATGGGTTAATACCCGGGCCGGAAATACATCTAATACGGGCGGTTCCCAGCCCCATACCCACCCCATCGAAGGCACCGTCTCTGTGAAACGCTCCCTTCCGCCGTACTACGCCCTGGCAGCAGTCATGTACATCGGCGACTAGAACAAAAAGCCCCCGCACGGGCGGGGGCTTCGTTCACAACATGGCGCCTACGAGGCGCTGTATCACATAATGGGTCTGGCGGTCGAAGAGCTCCTTGAGTTTCTCCTCGGACAGACCCTTCCTGCTACCCAGGGCCAGGGTCTCCATGTCCATGAACAGCAGGTGCAAGACCTCGTGGAGAGCCAGGGCCTCCATCCCACCCTCGGCTATGTACTTAGGGATAGAGGTGGCGCACTGGACCAGGACCGACGTTCCTTCCGCCTGCCAGCACACACATGCAGCACTGTCGTCCCCACGCCCGCACTGGATGAAAACCAGCTCCAGGTGGCGGAGACCCAGCTTATCGCACCACAGCCGGAAGTGCCTCGCGAAATCGGAGTACATCTCGGCAGTGACGGGGACATCTTCGTTGATGACATCGAGCGCATCCGCCGGCCCGTCATACCGGCCGAAATCACGGTACCAACCACGGCTACTCATGGCCGCGCTCCTCTCTCCAGGCCCATTCCTTGTCCCGCGTAAGACATTCAGAAAGCGCCAGCAGTGAAACATATACCACAGCAGTCAACACGCCGAACCAGATAGCGAACACGACATAGGTCCAGAATGTCTCACCAGGGAAACAAGACACTGCCTGGTAAGCGGCGTCCACCGTACATGCGAGGCATGCCAAAAACATGACGACATACATGCACAGCGCTCTGATGCGTCCTTTCTCATTCCCGAAGACAAACTCAAGCACTGTGTCCAACGCGCCATCGAGCGCATCCTTGAGCTTCCCCCGCATACCCTACTCCTTACCCCCGAGGAAACCGAGCGGCCTGCCATGCGCCTCAGCCCACCAGGCTTCGTAAATCTTACGCTGCTCAGGTGTAAGGTCGGCTGCACTGAGTTTTTTGACGTACCGGTAAGACGCCGGAGAGAAATCGACGACGACACCCACACCATCGGGGTAATTCCGGGCCCCATCCTCGCAAACGACGTGGAACGGGTATGAATAGTCGCTACCGGAGAAATACTGCGCAATACCAAACCGCCCCCCGTCCCAGCCATCCTCACCAGGGAAGTAGTCAGAACACAGCACAGGAGTCCCGACGGTGAACCACGGCTCGCGCCTGCGAGTCCACCCCTCAGCATCAGCGTCCGAGAACGTCGGCGCGGGAGCGATGGTGCCGATAAGCTCAGCAGTGGTAGCCGTTTTATACGGGACGATTTCCTTATACACTTCCTTGCAGCCGACCAGCAAGTAGCCCTCAGAACCATCAGGTAGCGTCACAGTCCTGGAATAGAACCCGGGCTCCCAGACATCCAGATTGCCGATACGCGCCAGGACCCGGTCAAACGTGTCATATTTCCAGTTCGCGTAGATGCTCACCTTCTTATCCATCCTGATGCTCCTGTTTTTTGAGATACGCTTCCAGCACACGCCTCCCGTCCGCTGTCAGCTCATAGTAGCCCCGATTGTGGCCCCAGTGCCGCTTGAGGTCTCTCCGAATCAGATACCCGATGGAGACCAGCTTGTTCGCGAGGCTGTTCACCTTACAGGAGATACCCTGCCAATACCGGCTCGGGTTCTCCGGGTCCGTCTTGCACTCGAAAACTTCCTGAGCCAGGTCCTTCCCGAAAGCCACCTTCGGAGGGCGTATCTCCGACACGGCTTTGAGGATTCGGTACGAGGTTTCTGTCAGTTCTTCCTGCATAATGCCACTCCTACCTTCTCACATAACAAGAGCGTGTTTTCGTGGATGCGCTCCCCCCACTCCCTATGTACGGCCGATAGTATCCGGCGTAAACATAACGCATCCCCCCCCTCTCTCCCAGGATACAGGGGTCCTGCCCCTTATGCATCCATCTCGAAATGGTCGCAGATTGGCTACACCCACTTTCCGGTAAGACACATAAGCGGGTAGTACGAAACGCGACCTAGTCTACCCCCTGACCTCCACAACAAGCCTGCGACGGCGCATCACCGTCGGTCTCTTCGACGACACGCCCGACCTGCACCACGCGGTGCGCTTCGGCAAGTTTTTCCAAAAGCCTGTCGCGTTCTTCCAGGAGCTTCATCCGTTCTCCGCGATGCATACGATTCTCTGCTATGACGCGCTTTATGAAATCCCCGGCGCTCCGGTCTTTACCCGCCAATAAGGCGGCGATATTATCCTCGAGGCTACACCGGGAAGACTCCAAATCCTGATACCGCTCCAAAAGCTCAGACTTCTCCGATTCAACGCGACAAACCTTAGCCTCGAGCTTTTTCACCTGGGCACTCTTCTCGTTGACTTTGAACCGGAGCGATTCGATTTCAACACGTAAAGTCCCGAAATCCCGCACCGAATCCCCACCCGAAGTGACGAAGTCATCGTCAGAGCTCGATACCGGACCTCCATCGGAAGGCGTGTCTGCGGCAAAAGACGTGCCGACGAGGTGTTGGTTCCCCTCGAGCGGGAGGCATTCCTTATACCGAGCTTGCTCGGTAAGAAAATAGCATCTCCCAGCGTAATCACGGCTCGAAAACGAAAAGACGCCCACTCGCCAGATATTCGACCCGATGACCCCCGGGTTCCCACCACGAACAACGACCAACTGGCCAGGGTAAAAAATCCCCATACTCATCCCAAATCTACCTCCGTGTCTCTTCCAAAAGCCTTTCATACAACGCCTCCGCCGGGTCCTCAGCCGCCGGACAACGCCCCAGCCAGAACTCGGCCCACCGGTCGGACAGTTTGCGCAGCACCTGCCATTCCGGGCCAGAAGAGAACTGCGGGCAGGTGGCGATGGTCCCACACAGGTACGTGTCCAGACCGACGAACAATTCGGCGCACCGATGCTGCAGTGTGTGCGATTCAGACCCCATAACGGCGTCAGCAATGGCGCGCAGATTCGCCATTTTCTTCTCGGCTGCAACAGAATACCTCCTCCGGCGGATACTCGGCCGGCACGCATCTATCGCGGCCCAGGTCTTCTCCCACAAACCGGAGACCGGCTCCAGAACACCAAGCTGGTCCCTGGACCAAAGCAGCGTGGCCGCGAGCATGATGAGGACCATGGTACACCGGACATGCTGCCACGCCGGCGCCGGGAACTCCACAGGACCGATGCTGTACGGCATCGTGGCCACGTACTGAGCCTCGGTGTACCAGAGGGTCCCACAGGTCAAGCAACGCACCCAGGCCCCCTTGCCGGTCTTGCGCACGATTTCCCACTTCCGGTACTCCGGGTCGTGGTTCCGCTCAGTACACTGGCATGCGGGCTGGCGCATGGCTACTCCTCCGCCGGACCGCGCTTAGAGCTGGAGCGCTCGACATACGGCTGGACATGGAACAAGAGCGGAAGGGCCAACATGGGCACGACGAGCCACGGCGAAGCCCCGTCCCACACCAGCAAACCAAGCCAGCCCACGAGGGCCCACAGACCGGTATTCACAATAGCGGCGTACGTGAAAACGCTCATCAGAAATCCAACCTCCCAATCTGCGGTCCCGAAGCGCTGGCCGACAACAAAGCAGAAACGTGAGCCGTTGCTTGCCGCTCCCCATCGTGTAAGCTGTACCCGGGACCCAACGTGATATAAAGGGACCCATCATTGCTGACGATGAAACCAGCGTCAGGAAACTTCTTGCGGATTTTATCCATGAGCGACCCCATATCCGAAGACACCCGGCGAAATCGCTTCAAAGCCCCAGGCACCTCCTCATCCAGCAGTTCTTCGGGAGCGAACCCGTAGTTTCCGATGGGGTCAGGGAACATCTTCTCGATGTCATCAGCGAAGTATATCTTGCCACCCATACTACACCCCCGTCGAGCCGTAGCCGCCCGTGCCCCTGGCCGTAGCCGACAGCTCGCCGGTAGCATCTGTAAAACACACCGGGTAGATGGGCGTATATAAGGCCCCGGCCCTGACGACGGACATGATAGTGTTCCCCGTCACCATGGCGCAGGGGAGGATGATGAGCTGTGCGATACGCTCCCCTACACAATAGGGACGCATCATATCTTTCTTGTCGGGGTAGAGCTGGGTAAGCGCAATCCGCCTGGACACCCGGTACACATCGCGAAACATGACTTTGATGGTCCCCCGGTAATCGCTATCAACGACAGTCACACCGCCGCATTTTTCCAGGCCGGTCATAAAAATACTGGACCTGGCGCAGACGGCCCCAAAATATCCCTGGGGAATCTCTACAGCGAGACCGGTATCGTAAATATACAAATCATCGACCACTTCAAGTTTCGCGGCCGTCAGGTCCCAGCCGGCGGCCCCGGCACTCTTACACTCAGGCAACTTGGCCCCGGGGAGTTCCAGACTGCACCGAACCTGGAAACAGGCCGTCGAAGACAACGCCGGCGTGATAGCGAATTGCTCTTCCAACATATTCTTACCTCCACTTGGATAGTGGGGCCAAGTGGGGGTTTTGTCAACAAAAAAATCCGGCCAGACCGGGGGAGGTCTGGCCGGATAGCCAAGGTGCCTATGCAGCGTTCCGTAGGGAGGGTGTCGCGCGGCATGTAGGCTGGGGGTGCTGAGTTCTGGTGCCCCGCCCCATCAAGCTCAACCGCAGGCGGTATGGGGCGGGGACTTTAAGTTTGGCGTTCCAGGGTGGGCGTCCGGTCACATACCCCAGAAACACATCGGGTGTGCAGTCACCCGACAGCAAACTACACAAAACGTCACGTCGTCTTGCTGTGAACTGACCCTACTTGGAAGACGCTCCGGTGTCAAGAGCTTTCGGGGCCAGGGCCAAAATCTTGTGCATGGCCTGCCGCAGATACTCAGCTTCCCACTCAGCATCGCACAAAGCATGGTGCGCGACGGCGGTATCGGGAACGCTGATGGTGATACCAAGGGACTCCGCCAGGAGCTCCACGGTCCTGAGTGACTGGTTGTTCCGGTAGGTCCACACCTTCCGCAAAAGTTCAGTACCCTCCCGGGCAGAGAAGCCTTCAAGCGCACTGCGCCAGATGACGTTATCGAACTCCGGCCCCTTCCCCCAGAACTGCACCGGGGCGGCCACGCCCCAAACCTCAGCATCGTGCTCCGTGTAATCCAGAATCCAGCGCCCAAAATCATCCACCGCCTGCGTCAAACGCACGGCGTTGTCGTGGAACGCAGCGCCCCTCGCATCGGCACTCGTGCGAGTGGCCCACCATTTCACGGTCCCGTAGTCCATGGTCCGCCCGTACTGGCCGGCACCATGGATAGAGCGGTAGAACCTGCCGATGACCTCGTACTCATCATCGAGGGCCACAGCCCCCACAGCCAGGATGACCGGATTGCTCCGAAGACCTAGCGTCTCCAAGTCAAGGACGATGTGGGACAGCAATCTCCCCTGAGAGATTCCCTCAGTCACGCTCCAGGGGGTTCCACCAATAAGTTTGTTTACGCACTTATCTTCGCTCATAACGTGCCTCCTGCCCGTGACCGTACAGCCAAATAGGGGAGCATGCCAAGTGGTGGTCAGCGCGGCATGTACCCTGCACCTATCTGGACCGTGCCCGGCGTCCCATCCGCTGGCGTCCAGAAAGGCGGCTGGCCCTGCATCGCCCGCAGGAGGGACGACTGGTACGCACGGTCGAAGACCTCCCACTGCAGTGGGTCGTAGCCGTACTGGTACACGTTCGAGAGCGTCTGCATATCCCAAGGGGTGATGCCCTGATACACAGCGGGGTAGAGCGCCCCGACTGGGCCCAGGGAATACTCCGTCATAACAGAACCATCGGGGAGTATCTGGGACGCGAAGCCCGGGCCCTTGTTTGTGCCGTCCGGGCGCTGGCCGTAGCCAAAGTCTGGATATGTTTCCATGTCTGCCTCCTGTGTCAGAATACTACGCGGGTCGGGAGGGTGAAGCAACGGATAAAGCCAAGTGGGGGTGCCGGGGAAAATTTGCAAAAAAATTTCGGCGGCCTCGTGTCTGAGTGTGTGAATAAATAGGGGTATGTTTTCTCCTCGCGCGCCCGGCCCGCGCGTCCAAAGCGCCCGCCCCCGCCCTCGCGGCCTGCCAAGCGGCCCCCGAATCCCCTTTAAGTGCCTGAAATCATTGAACAAAAAAACCACTTGACTTCCGCGTCGCACTAGCACATAAAGGACTTGCGAACGGGAAAGACCGGACGCCACCTCAATGGTGCTTTGACATAGGGCCTTGCAAGAGGCGCTGTTGCTGGCCGTACGGCAAAAGCTGGGAAAAGCCCTAGGGCGCGTTCCTGCGGGAACGCGCAAGGGAAGACCGGAAGACGATGCGGCGCGATGGTAGCAGGATGCGCGAAGGCTCCCCCCGCCGAATGAGATTGCGGGACTGCATAGGGAATCCGAAGGGATGCGGGAAGGTGGTGTGACCATGACAACCACAAGCCGCGCGGAAACGCGCAAAAGGGGTACGAACATGAGCGAGAACACCACCACCACCACCACCACCACCACCACCATGGCCGCCACTGTTGACCAGAAGACCATGCTCCGCTGGATGCGAGTCCTGTCCCGTAGTGACGCCACGTCGCGCAACTTCGCGCGTCGGCTGGCCATGGCTGCCGCGCGGCAGGCCGTTGAATCCGGCCGCCTCGGGTACGCCAATGCCGTGCACGCTGCCTTTCGGCAGCTCTCCACTACCATCTGGGCTGGAAAGTTTGCACGATTCATGGCGCTGGCCACTGGTGGCCGCGTGCTGGAGCAGGACGCCAGAGGGCGCATGACCATGATGGTTGACTATGACGCAGCCGCTTGCATGCAGACTCCCCCCGATGTCTTCAAGGCCACGGGGGAGCGCTTCGGATGGCGCGAAGACGTCGAAAAGGTCAAGGCAGGCAAGCGCGCCGGCCGGGACTGGCTGCGCGCAGCGCCGGAACTGAACTTTGACGAAGTTCAGGCCGCGCCCAAGCCGGATGGCAAGTCTGATGCTGAAAAACGTCTGGACGCGCTGCGCAAGGCCGTACAATCTGCAGAAAAGCACCGCGAAAAGTGGGTAGGAACGCGCGGAGGCAAGGAACTTGCCGAAGCTATCCGCCTGCTCACAAATGGACTACCGGGCATCTTTGCCCCGTCGAATGACTAACACACCAACACACGCCACCTTTCCGCCTCCCTTCGGATACCCTATGCGCCTGGGATAGGTTAGCGACGGATGTACCTGTCACAGTGCGACGCGTATGGTAGTGCGCGCCGTACTGTGACAGGACAAATATTTGTGCCGTCAAAACGCGCTGTTCTATCTTTTGATTGAGCGGCGTCTTATTCCTACGCCGCGAGGCCTCCGGATTATTTCCTGTATGAGATGCGTCAATAAGACATGCTCCAATTGTAGGTAGCACACAAGCGCAGCTCTCGACCGATTTGTGGGATTTGAAAATGAATTTCACGAAAAATCGGAATAAGGAATAATGGGGAAGCGAAAAATAAAAAAATTACAAATCATAGGAAATCAAAAGTTGGTTCGCGTTATCAGCACAACAGCGCGTGTTTGTCAGCAAAAGCGCAGTGCGTGCTTGTGTATGGAATGCGTTTCGACTTTTTGATTTACCATGAAGCACACGATTCTAATTTTTCGCTTCCCCATTATTCCTTATTTTTTCAAAAGGCCATTTGAAAAATAAGAAAATTACCAGCGTAGGTATTTTGCGTGTTTCTACACAGCCGCGAGAAAAGAAAAGAATAATAATTTTATATATTTATATATCTGTCTCTTATACACATCTGACGCTGCCGACGAGC